TACCGGGCGGCAGTGGCCGTGACCTGGACTTATGGTTTCGACCCACCCCCCGTTTGTCCAGGTCAGCGGGTCGTGACGGTCGGTAGCTGACGGTCGTTTGTCCAGGTCAGCGCGGTGGAGGGAGGCGGGTTGGCGTCGGAAAGGTCCAGGCCGCAGTCCCTTTGGGCGCTCCAGCTAACTCCCATATCCCCAGGTCAGGGGGTCGTGGGATGTGGTGGGGCATCAGCGTTTCCGCTGGTCGCACGCGCTCGGGACCTTTGGTGCATCCCCGTTTACCCAGGTGGCTGTGGGTTCGTTGACGCGATTCGGGTGCGGAATCGCTGGCCGCGCAGGGGATGCGGCACGGTCGCACGCGGCGTTCGCGCGCGGCCAACGGTCGGCATCACCAGGATTCGGACGGTGTGCCCAGGTCGATGTGGGGTTCCTCGTCACCGCGCATCTGGTTACACACAAGGTGAGCGGGACGGAAGTTCATCGGGTCGTTGCCCAGCTCCGGATGGGTTGAGACGGGGAGCGCATGGTCGAGTGAGAACGACTCGGGATGCGGGTAGGCCAACTCATAGTCGATGGGTTGGAGGCACAGCCAGCAGCGTTCCTGACGGTCGCGGCAGTCCTTGCGGTAGTCGGCCTTCAGACGCTTGTGGAGACCGCTGTGCCGGTCAAACTCTGGTGTGGTGGTCGTTGGGTAGTGCTTGGGTTCAGTCACTGGTCTTCGGGCATGACCGGCGTCTGACGACTGAACCAGTCGGCATACCGTGTGGGGTCAACGTACGGGTGGCGTTCCACCGTGGTGAGGTTGACCGTGGTGCCCCCGGTGGTGGGGACGATGAACGCGAACGACGCCCAGCGTTGGGTCTTGCGGTTGTAGACCACGTTGCGGAATCGCACGTCCACGAACAGGTCCCCGTAGGGCCACTCCAGCAGCGGGGTGTTGGCGACGATGAGGACCGACCGACCGCCGAGGGTCAGCAGCTGTCCCTCGTCAAGGCGGGCCTCAAAGCTCTCGATCCCGATGTCGGTGGGTTCGGTGACACCAGGGGCACCGTCCGGGTTGGGTTCGTAGTCAGTCGCTTTGAACGACCAGCCAGGGGGCACCCGGTAGGTCAGGTCAACGTTGGCCGTGACGGGTCGGATGTCGGGTTCATCGTCGGCGTCCGATGACCGGTCGGCGACAGCGGCGATGGCCTTGTAGACCACCGTGACCGACTCGATGACAGCCATGTGTCAGTCGTCCCCGCCGTCCTTGCGGGCCTTGCGGTCCCGGCGACCGTCGTGCACCGCTTCGATCACGGGCACGGCAGGTTCCTTCTCGGTCAGGTCGGCGTCGGGTGCGACCGCTTCCTCCAGGGTCTGGAACCCCTCGGGAATCGGTGTGCCCGTAGGGGCCAGCAGCGGGTTGGGGACGGTATCGACCTTGGTCAGCTCGACGGGGGCAGCGGTCAGCGTCAACCCGTTGGTGGCGTCGTTGGTCAGGCTGTACTCGGTCACGTCCTGGCTGTAGACGATCCGACCGTTGATGCGCACGTCCACACGCTGTGTCTTGTTGCTGGGCACGGGGTGTGCCTCCTTCCCCCCAGACGGTGCTGGGGCGTCGTGATGGGTGAGGTTGACCGGGATGGACCGGAACTGTCCGGGCCACTGGGCGATCTGGTCGTCGCGGACCCAGCGGGCCGTCAGGTCATCGAGCGCCGCGGACTCCCAGTGACCCGCCCAGCGCACCAGGCACTGGTCACCGTTGGGGCTGGTGTACACCCAGCGGTTGGGTGCCGGGAACGGGCCATAGATGGTGGCCACACCGTCGAGCGGGAACGGGGTGCCGACACACACACCCAGCTCGGTCATCTTGTCGGCCATGGTGCGCATGACCGCTGCAGCGCGCGCTGCCGGGTCGGCAGCCGATCCGTGGGGTGTTGGGTCGGTCACCGCTGCCGCCGCGCTGCCAGCTCGTCGTGGGAGTACCAGTGACGCAGACCCGGGACCAGCATCAGCCCATAACGAGCGCAGTACCGCATGGTGACCACCCGGGAGATGGCAGTCAGCGGGTGCCGCAAGTCATCACGCAGCATGGCCAGACGGTCACGCAGCGTCAGGTACGGGATCACTGGTCCACCTCGGCGCTCGACTCCACCACGTACACGTGCGGCAGGTCCAGGACCTCCGCTGGTAGCCACCCCGACAGCCAGTCATCCACCACGTACGTGTGGACCCCGGCAGTGATCGGCGATTGACGGTGGGAGCGGAACCACACCGACCCGCCGTTGAACAGTTCGATGCGCTGCTCGCCCCGGGCACGGTATGACTTGGCCACCATGTCGCGCGGGATCAGTCGCTCCACACTGCGGTACACGTCGGTGGCGACCGTCAGGTCCCATCCCTGGTAGACGCACTTGTGGCCGGTCATCGCGTCGAGGGCCAGCACCGCAAGGGCGGCATGGGTTTTGCCGGCCTGTCGGTCGCCGGTCAGTGTCACAACGCCCATCGGTTTCTCCTTGTGTCGGGTGGGGCAGGTGGGGGGATGTGCCGATAAGCGGCAGATATGTCAGCTGGTGTAGGCGACGATGTACACGTCGGCGTCGGTCTGGAACAGCACGTCACTGCCGAACGTGGCCACCGGTAGGTTGCCGACGATCCTGGATGCGCCCTCCTGGCCAAACGGGGCCAGGGTGATCTCCAGGTCCTCGATGGCCAGACCGTTGACGGTGCCGGGTGTCACCACGGTGACCGTCGCGGCGTTCTCGTCGTCCGGGTTCTGGAGCGTGACCGACAGCGAGGGACTGTTGGCGACCACCGTCCCCTCCTCGGTGTCGATCATCGTCTCCTGGGCGGGAGGCAGTGCGCCAGTGGGGATTCGCTTGATGGGCACCAAACGTGTTGCGGCCATTGGGGTTTCCTTCCAGTCAGGTTGTCAGATCAGGCGGCTGTGGTGACGGCGACCCAGGCACCCTCGACCCTCATGTACAGGGTCGGGCCGGTGCTGTCGATGGCCATCGACCCGTCGGGGGCTGCGTCGGTCGGCTCGCCGGTCACGATGGGGACCAGGACGGCGTTGTCCACATACGTCTCAGATGCGAGGCCTGCCACGGCGTTCGACACGTCGCTGGTGGTGGCAAGACCGCTGGTGGCGTTGCTGATTGCCGTGTTCATGGCCGACGTGGTGGGCCGGTTCGACAGCGCGCTGGTCAGGTCGTCGGCGGTCACGTAGTCGCCCAGCGCCGTCGCCAGCTCGGTGCTCGACACCAGGTCGGCCACAGCGTTGCCGATGGCCGTGGTCATCGCGCTGGTGGTGACGAAGTTGGCGATGGCTGCCGTCAGGTCGGTGTCCGACACCAGGTTGGCCACGGCGGCGGCGATGTCGGCAGTCGTTGCGTGGCCACTGTTCGCGATGGCGGTGTCCACGTAGTCGGTCGTGGCGTAGTCACCGCTCTCGGTGCTGCCCTCCACCATCGAGAACAACCGGGGAGCCAGCGCCGACAGGCTGACCTCCCCGTTGGCCGACGCTGCCTGGATTAGGAACCGGCGCGGGGTCACAGCGTTGCCGTTGACGGTCAGGTTGTTGATCGACACCCAGTAGAACAGGGTCGCCCCGGCACCAGGTGCCGTCAGGGCCACGTCCTCGGCCCCCGTTGCGTCGCAAAGCACGCCGTCGATGATCGAGGCGTGTACGTCGCCGGGAACGTCCGCGCTGTTGCCCATCTGCTGGAAGCGCAGGTCAGCGGCCAGGGTCGCCCCCGGCAGAATCGAGGTCCAGTCTCCGGTCACGGTGAAGTCAGCCATTGTCAGGCCCTTTCCAAGTTGGTAGTGGTGGTGTGGCTGCTTCGGTTGGTGCCGCAGGTCGGGCAGCACATGTAGTCGCGCAACGGTTTGCGCTCGATGACCTTGCCGTCCACCACCAGGGCGACGACGACCTCGCCGTTGACCACCTCGGTGTGGGCAGCGACGTTGAGTACAAGGGGCACAACAGCGGCCATCAGATGGCCCCCCAGCGTCGCGCGAACTCGCGGACCAGCAGGGCGCGCATCACCGCGACGATGGGCGGGTCCACGATGGCTGGGACTGGTCGAGGGAACTGGGGCACGGTCGGCAGGAGTTGCGGCACCGGGTTGTTGATCGCGGTGATGACCGAACGCACTGCGGCATCGTCGGTGCCGGTCACAGCGGCCACCCCGGGCAGCCACACGGGCCGGCGTCGGTGTCGATGCCGCACTTGGTTCGGTGCGACGGGTGTGGCGCGCAGTACCCGCAGTGGTCGGGCAGCTCCTCGCGCTCCGGTCGGGTGACCGTCGCGGTGAACAGCCACCAGTCGTACTGATCGACCGGCAGCTCCAGGTCACGGGCCACCGACATCGGCACGTGGCTGGGCGTCACCTGCTCCTCGGCGTACTCGGTGATGACCAGACCGTCGTTGCGGGCCAGGTTCTCGAACGACTCCCGGGTCAGCCAGCGCAGCAGGTCAGCATCGTGTCCTGGCGCTAGCGGGATGACCCGGTGGTATTCGGTGGTGTCAGTGCTCATCGCTCGAATCTCCTTGCGGCAGTGTGGCTTTAGCTCCCCGTCGCCGGTCACGCAGCCCGCCCTCGCCCACAAGGAGTTGGGGTCCTGGGTGACGGTCCGACGCGCGAACTGGTGGCGCAGCAAGGGAACTGGCCCCCTACCGCGCGCGGGCTTGCCCCGGCAGCTCACCTCACGAGATTGACGCGACCGACGACGGAGAGGGCCTGACAACGCGAAACGGCCCCCGGTGATCGGGGGCCGTCGATGGACATTTGGGCACAGCGGTGCCAGCAACAAGGGTATAACAGGTGATGCTCGGCGACCTGGGGCAGAATCGCTGCAGCGTGTCGTGCCGGTGGCAAACCAGCGCCCCGGTCCAACCCCACCCGGGACCCGGTGAACGTCAGGCAGGCGCGCGTGCAGCGCTCCGGCCCACCTGGTGCAAGAAGTGACCCCCGACCCGTGTGGGTCGGGGGTCGTGGTGGGTGGGGGGGGTCAGATGGCTTCGACCTGGGTGTCGAAGTAGTTGGCGACCAGCTCGCGGTCCCACTTGACGTTGACCCGGCGACGACCGTGGAGGGGCTTGAAGTACCCGACCAGGGTGCCGGTGACAGCGGGCGAGCCGATCAGTCGCACGCGGGTGCCGGGGGTCAGGTCCTGGGTGGCGATGGTGTTCGTCATGTCTCTTGTATAGCTCACTAGACCGGAGTGCCGCAACTACCAGCCATAACGCACCCCCGACCGGCGCGGGTTGGGGGTGGTCGGGGGGTGGGTCAGCGGGTGGTCACAACCGGTACCCGCCAATCTGACCCAGGACGTGTGCCAGCAGCGCGGCAGGGGTGTACCGGGCGTCGGTCGCCTCACCGCTGACAGGTGCGTCCTCGTCCGGTAGCTGACCGCGCGCGTAGACCTCGGGCACGCTGTCGGGCACCCCCTTGGCGCTGTACACGTTGTGTGCCGCGTAGTGGATCGCGCCGTTGGGTCGGAACCGCACCAGCAGCTCGTGGCGGTCCTTGCCCAGCACCAGCGAACGGGTGTCGCTGGTCTCGTCTCCGATCAGGGTCCACCCCGATTCCTCGGCGGCGGCGACCACGATGGCGGGCACGCTGGCGATCCAGGCAGATGTGGTGGCAGTGGTCATGTTTGGGTGTTCTCCTTCGGTGGTGGTGTTGGGTGAGGTAGTGATGTCGCTGGGGGTCGGGTCAGAGAGGGGAGGCCCGACCCCCGTTCACGTTCGATCAGCGGGTGCTGGCGACCAGCTTGGCGGCGTACTCCCGCGCGGCGATCAGACCCTCGCGAAAACACCCGTGCGACAGCGTGAACCAGCCGTACTCCATGATGCGGTTACCCTCGGCGTCCCGACCCACCTGGCGACCACCCCAACGACGGGGGCCGTACTTGGTTTCGGTCCCGTCGTTGTCGATGAACACCAGCTGGTAGTTGCTGACGGTGCCCATCCAGATTCGCCAGGTCCCGTTCCCGTTGGGGTCGGCGGCGCGTAACCCGGTCTGGCCGACCGCTTCCCACTCCAGCTCCTGGGTGGGGGTGGCGATGTCGATGGTGGCGGTAGTCATGTCGGTAGGTCCTTCCGTGGTGGTGATGGGTGGGTGGTGGGTCAGCGGGTCAGCTGCCGGTAGGCGATCAGCGCGGCACCGATGTCCTTGTACGCGGCAAGCTCGGCCAGCTCGCGCAGGGTGTCCAGCTTGGTGTCGGGATCGGCCAGGGGGCAGATTTCCCCAGCGTGCGGCAGGGTGGCGTCGTACTGGGTCAGGCAGTCACACGTGGCGGTCATCTGGCTTGTCCTCTGGCTGGTGATCGGGTGGGGGTTGGGGTGGTGGTGGGGGGTGGGGTGGCCACCCCCCGTGCCGGTTACGGCAGGTCGTGCTCGTCCACCATCACGTACTCCACCTCCTCGGTGGCGCTGATGGCGGCCACCACCTCCTCGGTGGTCTCCGCATCGGCCAGGTCCACCTCCTCCCCAAACATGTCGCGCAGGTAGCCCACGGCAGCGGGCTCGGACGGGAACACGGAGGTGTAGGTGGCCTCCTTGGTCGCGCCGACAACGGTGACGGTGAAGATGCTGGTCATGCTGACCCCTCTCGGGTTGTGGGGCTGGTCTTGTACCTGCCCCGGTGATAGTTCGAGTATAGGGCACTATACCGACAACCCGCAACCACCTGCCCAAACCGGTTTACCCCCCGGCCCAAACTGGGTCGGGGGTGTCGGGCCGGTCAACGGTCAGGAACGGTCCTGCCGGTTCGCCTTCAGCTGCTCCAGCGCTGACATCACCGCGCGCTGCGCTTCCGGCAGGCGCGCGTGCAGACCGGTCGCCAGGGGGTTGCCGCCCGGGTGGTCGGGGTCGACCACCCGGTACTCCCAACTGGTCCCGGTGGTGCCCCCGGTGACCAGGGCCAGCACCCCCCATGCGTCGCTGTAGGTCCACTCCCCCGGTGCTTCTCGACTCCACCCGTTGCCCTCGGTGATGGTGTAGAAGATCCCCACCTGGTCATCAGCTTTCACGCTCACGTAGTCGCGCTGGCCTGCTGCGTGATGGTCGGTCAGCTCCCCGATGACCAGGACCCGGTTGCGGCGGGTCACCAGGTAGGCCTCTTCGACCACCATGCGGCCCCACTCGGTGATCAACGCCATGTTGTCGCCGGGGACCAGCTGGTCGGCCCGGATGGTGGCCCAGATGGTGGTGCCCGGGGCGTCGAACGTGCCCTTGATCTCGTTGTCAGTGGTCATTGTCGTTGTCCTTCAGTCGATTTGGTGTTGGGTGTGGTGAATTGTGTTGCGCGCTACCGCCATACGGCAGCGCGGTCGAACTGGTCGCCCGTGTGGGTATGGCAGCGGCGCGACTTCTTGCCGTCGCTGGGCCGGGTCACGGTGTACGTGTCGGCGCGCTGGTGGCACACGTCGCACGTGTCCACGACCGGCTCAGCGTCAAGCACGCGGGTGATCGGGGTGTCGGTCATCGGTTCCTCCTCCAGGTCGGTCTGTAGTTGGGTTGTCAGGTGGTGGCCAGCGCGGCGACCGCGCGGGTGATCATGCGGGCCGCTCCCTCGTCAAGCGGGGTGAACGGGCCGTAGTGGTCAGGTGGGAGTTTGAACCAGTCGTACGACAGGCCCTCGTCGGTGATGTACTTCCACCCGTCGATGGCGGGCCGGTACACCCAGACCGTGCCGGTGGCGTCAACAGCGGGGGCGGCGGGGTCTGACAACAGTTCGTCGGCGTGCATGGTGATGGTCTCCTGGGTGGTGGTGGTGGGAATGTGTTGGGGGGCCGGTGATCCGGCCCCAGCGGTCAGTAGTGCAGCTTGGCGATGATGTCGGCGACCTCGGCATCGACCTTGGCCTGCCACGCTTTCCGCTCGGCGGGGTATGCGCCACCGGCAGCGGGGCGGGGGTTGGCGCGCACCCAATCCATCACGTCGAGGAACACGGCGTTGGGGGTCATCCCGTACCCCATCGCGTGGGCACCGATGGCGATACCGTCAGCCTTGGCCTTGGCGATCTGGGTGGCCTTGGGGGTGGTCTGCTCGTCCCAGTCGGCGACAGCGTGGGCCAGCGCGCTGGCCAGTTTCTTCTGCTCGTACGTGGCGGTGGTGGTGGTCATGTCGTTGCGCTCCTTGGTGGTTGGTGTGGCTGGTGGCGGGTTGTGGTGGGGGGCCGGTGATCCCGGCCCCCCGGTTGATCAGACGGTCTCCAGGCAGTGGGCGCTGCCGATCTCGACCTGACCGCAGGACTCGCAGTCCCAGTACCCACCCTTGGGGGCCTGACCGGCGTCGGTCAGCATTCCGGCGCTCGCGACAAAGGCGGTCACGCGGGCGTAGTCGGTGTCGGGGTCCTGGTGATCCTCGAACGCGCTGTAGTCGTCGTTGATGATGGCCGTCGCGCAGCTCTTGCAGACGTGGTAGACGGTGGCGCTCATGGTGGTCCCCTTCGGGTCGGTGGGCTGGTCTGGTACCTGCCCCGCTCTGACTAAAGGTCTAGTCCACTAGACACGATGGCCGCAAGACGCAGTTTAAATGTCCAGTGCAGGCGGGGTGGCGAACCCGCTGCGGTGGTCGGCGACGTGACCACCTGACGCCAGGATCGCTGCCCCCTCGGTCAACCCCCGGGTGACCACCCCGTGCTGGCCACAGCGCACCCGGTAGTGGTGTGGCCCGTCAGGGATCACCAGGACGATGGTGTCCCCGACCACGATGGGGTCCCGGCCCCACACCTCGGCGATGATCTGGTCGGCCACCCGCCGACCCTCGTCGGTCAGCATGGCGTACCGGTACGTGCTGGTGGTCAGACCGCGAATGTGCAGGCCGCGCATCAGAAGCCAGTCGTCGCGCGTGAATCGCCTTGCGCTGCCTACCGTTCGGGGCCTCTCCCAGTAGTTGCCCCGGTACAGGCGCATGTCGTGGAGCAGGGCGCGCTGGTGCTGGCCCAGGCGCGCGGTCATCGGACCATCGGGGTGGCAGGGGCGCAGCGCGCCATCTGGGCGTGAGTCAGCGCGTCGGCAATGGCCAGCGCCTGCTTGCGTTTCCGTCCCCGCCAGCCACACGTGCAGCGCGGCACCCCATCGACAACGGTGGTCGTCCCCCCAGCGCCCAGAACCCGGGCGATCTTCTGATCCAGGGTCATGGTGGCGGCGACCTTTCGGGAGATGGTCATGGTGATCATCGACATTGGTTCTACCCCTTCGGGATTGGGGGCTGGCCTGATGCCTGCCCGGGTCTGGGTGGGTTACTGGACCCCGGTCAACTGGTCGGGGCAGTACGCTGTGGCAGCGGCGTGCATCAGCGCTGCTACCGCTTCGACGTGTAGTCCCACGTCAAGGCCCTCCTGTAGCGCGCCGGTCTTGCTCCTCTTCATCGCGGTGCAGGTCCGCTCCCCCGCTTGGATCAGCACATCCCTTGGCACAAAGCTGAACTCACGCTCCCACACCTCCTGGTCGCTCTGTAGCTGGCTGAGAAACACCCGGTCCTGATCGCTGATGGCCCCGCGTGCCATCGTGGTGGTCACCGTGGTGGTGGCCGTCGTTGCGGCCTGGGGCGTTTGGCCGGCGGCCGAGCACCCCACCAGCGCGGTGACCAGCGCGGCCACCGTGATCCCCCAGGTCACACCCTGTCGTCGTGCAGCCATGCGTCCGTCTCCTCTTCTTCTACGTCGTTGATGTCGAATGGTGGGTGGCACTGGTCGCACCACACCTGGTGCTGGCCGTGTGTACAGGCCAACGATTTCGGGATCAGGCCCCCGATCAGGTACGACCGGGTGTGGCCCAGGGCGTCACGCGGCAACAGACCCGACAGCCACCACCCCACAACCATTCCCGTCGCGGCTGCCGCGCCGGATCGCATCGCCTCCAGGGCGACCCAGCCACCCAGGATCACGTGGCCGATGGCCACCCGCTGGTAGTCGTGGAGCTGGTCGCGCCACGGGGGCAGGGGCTGGTACTGCCACACCCCCTGGTCGTCGCGGACCACGTTGGCCACCCGGTGGGCCCCGAAGCTGGGGTGGAACACCTGGGCCTTCTTGACGGTCGGCTTTTCCGTTGCGGCGATCTCGATTACGAGTGTCATCAGCGCACCGCCGTTTCTAGGTCGTCGAATGTGTTGCGGGGCAGCTGGTTGGCCATCCACCACGACAGCAACATCCCGACCACCACAGCGGCCCCGTGCTCCCCCTCTGTTCGGTTGGGGAATCGGCCCGTGACGTGTTTGAGGTGCAGCTTTTGCTGGTCGGTCAGCCGGTCCTGGAGCTGCGGGGTCAGCTCGATGGTCCACCCCGTGCGCTCATCGCCCGTGCCCACCCTCTTGACCAGCACGCCGACCAGTTGGGGCAGGTGGTCGGGTCGGTGAATCCAGATGCTCTTGACGTGGGCCGGATCCTTTGCGCGGCCCGGTTCTACGGTGATCATGCGGCACCGTCCACACCCAGCGGCACGACCAGGGACCTGGTGTACAGGAACACCCTGTCGCTGCCGTCCATGCGTACCGCTACCCGGCCCAGCCGATGGCTCACGGCGACAACGGTTCCCGTTGGTCCCAACCCGGCCTTGACCGCTGCCGTGTCGGGGTGGACCGCTACGCGAGTTCCCATGTCCATCATCAGATCCCGTCGATGTGTGGCGGCTCGTCGGGCAGAACCGTCTCGGGCCGTACCGGGTAGGACTCCTGCGACCAGATCGACTGATCGACCCAGTACCCACCCCAGCAGCTGTACCGGCCACACGACACGGGGACACGGTGGGCCGGGGTGTAGATGACACGGACCCGCTTCCATGACCCATCGGGTTGGATTGGGCCGTCACAGATCAGGCGGCGCTGGCTGGCCAGGAACCCCCACAGGTCGGTGCGGCACCCCGGGTCAGCCGATGCTGTCGGGGCTGGCACCAACGGGATCGCCGCTGCCGCAATCAGGGCCGCTGTGATCATCTTGCGCTTCACTCTCGTTACCTCTCATCAGGTTTCGGGGCTGGCCGGTTGCCTGCCCCGTCATTTGGTTCGGTTGCGTGCGTTGGTATATCAGGTGGTGACCACCTCCGTCACCACGTGCAGGTCCGTGATCGGTCGGCGCTGACGGCGGTAAGCGTTGGCGGCCATCAGGCGGTCCTCGCTTCCATCTCGGCCAGGTTGGCGGCGCTGATCTGGTCGTACACCTGCCCCTCGGCGCTGACCAGGACATCCTGGGTGCGGTACGTGCTGATCACCTCGTCGGCGGGCACCATCTTGAGGAACTGGGCCGCAATCATTTTGGCGTCGGTCAGGGTGTCCACGTACACGGTGGCGATGTCGGGCTGGCCGATGGTGTGCCGTACACCAGCGGTGACGGTCACGTGCTTGATCACCAGCTCCCACCCGTTGCGCTTGACCTTGGCCGGTGCGACCCGACGAGCGCGGAAGGCGTACAGCTCGCCCTGGTGCCAGTAGGCGTTGCTCAGCTCGTCCTTCTTCATCGACAGCTTGTCCATCGCGCGCGGTCCCCTCCAGGTCGTGGGCTGGTCGATCACCTGCCCCGGTGGGTCGTTTATAGCTCTCTAGACCTGACTGCCGCAATACCCAGGCCAAAGCCGTCTGCCGTGACTTGTGCCGGTTAGTGGTCACTGGGGTCCCCACCTGGTGACGCCGACCCGGCAGCAGCGCGTGCAGCGCGCGGCACACACGGTGCAACGGTGACCGACCCTAGACAGCAGACAACCCCCGCGCTGGGCGGGGGTTGCTGGCTGGCGATCACTCCTCGTCGGTGTCGATGCGCTCGACCTTGACCCGGGTCAGGGTGGTCTGGACCTGACCGTTCCACTCGTCCTCACCCTTGACGGTGGCGCTCTTGATGATCGCGCGGTCACCGCGCTCCAAGCTCCACAGGCTGGCGCTGGTACCAAACACCTTGGCCACCTGGCCATCTGCGGTCTTCAACACCACGAACTTCTTCAGGTCGGTACCGTAGCGGAACCCGGGCACCTCGACGGTCTTGGCGACCTCGACGGTCACCTCGATGTCCTTGAGCTTGTCACCGGGTTGGCCCATCAGGGTGTTGTTCAGACCGGCGCGGCGCTCGTTCTCAGCGTGGGCCTCGTCCCACGCTTCCATCTGCTGGCGCAAACGGTCGGCGGCGTATGCGATTTCGCGCGCTGCGTCCTCCTCGGCGGTGATCTGCTCGCCGTACTCGCGCCACACGGCTTCGATCTTGGCGGCGCGGCGTGCGCGGGCGACGGTGGTGATCGACCGGCCCGATCCGTCGCACTCAAAGCACCAGGTGTTCACGGTGACCTTGCGACCGGTCATGATGCCCCACTTCAGACCCGACCGGCCCGTGTAGACACCCGACCCCCCGCACTTCCCACACGGGCCGTCGTCCACGCGGTCGGTCGTCTTGCGACCCGGGTGGGGGTCCACGTAGCTGGTCACCTGGTAGGTGCGGCCACGGTACTTGACGTTGGTGGTGGCGGCGGTCATGGTGGTCATCGTTCCCTCCGGGGGTCCTGGGGGCTGGTCGGTACCGGCCCCGCTGATGACACTTTTATAGCTCACTAGACGGCCCACCCGCAACGAACTGCCTAAACGCCCAGCGTGCATGGATGGCGACCCGGGTCGCACGACCGGTCGCCGACCGGCATGACCTCAACGTTGATCACCGACCCGTACACATGGCACGTGTACTGGAGTCGCAGCAAGTCGAACGTCAGCGAGAACTGACCGCAGAACGGGCACCTCATGCGACCACCTCGCGCCCCCGGTCGGTGATCTGGAACCGGGACCCGGTGGCCATCGTGACCCGGCCCCCCACCTGGGCGATGTGTCGCGCCGACTGGTCCTCGACCAACCCCAGGCCCGCTAGGCGTGCCAACACCTTCCGCGTGTCCGGTACCCAATCCTGTTGCGCCGCAGCGCCGATCCACCCCGTGGTGGTGCGGGCCGGCCAGGTCGTCTGCTTGGCCAGCGCGCGCAACACCTCACGCTCCCGACGTGACAGCTTCATCGCCCCGCCTGACCGAGGAACCCCAGCACCACGTCCGGGACCTCCCCCATCGGCACAACCAGCACGACCGTTCCACCTTCCATCACGCGCAGCTCTCCGTCTACACCCAGGTGCACCAACGGAACCCGCGTGACCGGTGTCCGCGCCGGTACGGAGACAAGGAACTCCCGGGTCATGGTCAGCGCTGTCCGATGGGTCTCGCCGCGGCAGTTGCTGTACACCTCAAACGTCCAGGCGTAGCTCCTGATCGGGTACTCCAGGCAGGGGGTGACCCGACACTTGATCTCCACCACGTCGAGGGTGACCACGTGCATCGTCATGTCGTCCCGATCCCATTGCGCGGCCTGCACTTCGCGCGACAGACCGGGCAAGGAATCGACGTGGATCACACGGTCACCGTGGACGGCGAACCGCTGCCGGTACGGGTACTGGTCAGGCCCGTGGGGTGGACGCTGGTCGGGCGGCACGTGGTGGGGGCTGGTCAACCAACCCATCGCGCGCCCATAGCGCTCCATGTGGTCGGCGTAGCTGGCCAACGGGTTCGACCCGCTGTCGTAATCGGGCGCGAACACGTCGCCCTCGCGCTTGGCGTCCTCGTCAGGGCGTCCCTCGATACCGGTCGCCCCGGGGCAGTCACCGCGCTTCAGACCGTGCCACGGACCGTCGCACTGCGGGCACCGCTCGGCGTACGGCTTGTTGTAATCGTCGCGGGGACCGGCCTCCAGCGACTCGTTCACCAGCGCGTCGATGGCGTCGATGACCGACTGCTCCGGGTTGCGCTGCGGGGCCGTTGATCCGGCCCGTTGGCGAATCTCCTCCATCGCTCGTTCCTCGCGGTCCAGGTCGGCCAGAGCTGCCGTCTGCCACGTGCGCCGCCACGCCTCGTCTGGTACCCATTGCTCGTCGGTCATGCTGATTCCCTGCCGCTCCGACGATTCCGCTGTCGCATCATGTAGGCCAGCAGGTCGCCGACGTTGTACCGGGGACGACCGTCAGCCCCCTTGTCCTCCACGATTCCGTCCCCGCCCTTGCGTTTCCGGTAGGCCATCTGCCTGATCTGCTGTTCGTTCAGCGCGACCAGATGCTTGAGGTGGGTGACCATCTCACCAGCGGTCAGCCAGGCGTCGGTGTCGATGGGGTCATCGGAGGGCACCGTCCAGTACACCCCCTGGTCCTGCCACTGGCGGTCCAGCTGGGCGACAGCGCCCGGGTCGAGCGCCTCGGCCAGTCGCCGGTACGACAGCGCAACACGTTTGGCCTTGTCCTCGGCGGTGTCACCCGGGTACCGCCACACCTTGGGCTGCTCGACCGGCTCGCCGTCAGCGGCAGTCATTGCGTTCCACAGCGGGTCGTGCGGCTCAGTCATTGCTCACCCCCAGCCGGTACAGCAGGTCGGCCACCCACGCGAACCGGGCGTTGTGGCTGCGCTGCCTGTCGGCCAGGGTGGGGCACTCCTGGTCCTTGCGGCGGTCGGTCGTGGAACGCAGTGTCGCATAACGGACGTGCTGGCCAAACGTCCAGTCCACCCTGATCGACCACTCCTCGCGGCGGTAGATCGACCAGTGGTGGCCGCACTCCTTGATCCCCAGGGTGACCTCCCACCCCTTGGTCTCGGCGATACGGTTCATCGCTTCACGTGCGTTGCGGGGCCGTGGTTTCGGCTCGCGGCGCTCGCTGGTGTAGACCAGTGTGCTCACAAAAGCCTCCGAATCATCCGCTTGACCCACGACGGCCACGACTCCACCCACGGGTCATGCATCACGGCGACCCTGTTCGTGTCGGCGTCCCAGAGACTGATCTTCGGCCCCCTGATGCGACGCCAGCGACGGCGATTCCACAGTGTCATTGCTCCTCGTTTCCTGTTGCGGCAGTAGGTGTTTCGCTCCGATGATCCACCACCCCATCAGCGGCCGAACCTGATGCGGTCCAGGTCCTGTCGGTTGGGCGGCAACCACGTGGACTCCTGGTGTCTGTTGAACGTTGGCCCGTAGCGGTGGCTCTGCTCGCGCTCGTCGGGTGGCGGGTTGTGGTCACCCGGGTCGGTCAGCGGTCGCCACGGGATCAGTTGGTGCGGCGGGTAGTTGGTCAGCAGATCGACGGCCAGGCGCGCGCTGCCGATCATCCGGTCGGCGTACTCCCACGTGGGTGTCAGGTGGGTGGTGATCACCCGGGCGCGGGCGTGCAGCGTGGAAGGGATTGGCACCCTACGCCCGTCGCCCAGCTCCACCCACAGGTGTACGGCCTGGTTGTCGTCGGTCAGCTGGTACACCACCCGGTCGGAGTCGGCCAGATGCTTACGCCACCAACGGAAGTTGTCAGGCACCCAAGCGAACGGGTCCCACGGTTCCCCGATGCGCCACGCGCCGTCATCGCGGGGCCGCTTGGTTGGGCGCGGCAGGCACAGCGGCGGGATAACCGGCATCACAGCGCCTCCGTTCCCTGGTCGCCCCAGGTGGTGACGTGGACGTGGTTGTAATGGTTCTGGGTGGCGTTGCCCCGGTTGGCCATTCGCCGACGCACACCACCAGGGGTCCGGTACTCCTGCCTCCAGATCACGTACTTGATCCCCAGCGGGCCAGCGTTGGCCAGCAGGTCATCAGCCATACGGTCACCCAGCGCCTTGCCCTCCGGGGTGTCCCACCCGGGCACCATCAGGTCACAGGCACGTCCTGACGGGTGGTCGGGCAGCCGGTCGGAGCGAACGGTGCCGATGGTCCCGACCTCCGGGTAGTGGGCGCGCACGTAGCGCTCCACCCGGGCAGTGTCGGGCCTGACGGGGCTGGCGTGCGCGGTCGGGGTGGCGGCCAGCATTGCGGCAGCAGCGATCACCAGCACGCGGATCACGACCCCGCCCCCGGCCCGGGCGGTCCCGTCAGCGCGGCGATGGTCAGCGTCGGCTCGTCACCCACCAGGGTCAGAGTCGCCTCGACCATGCTCGGGTCGGCGTCGGGTGGCAGACCAAAGAACGTCACGTTCTTGATGACCGACCCCAGGTGGATCATCTGGCCGTCGTTGGGCCGCAACGAGTTCTTGATGTCGGCGACGGTCAGCGCGCCGCGCCTGGTGTGGTGGACCCCCCGGTACCGCCACCCGCGCCTGCGTGACCGGTGCTGCCCCTTGGCGGTCACTGGTCGCTCCCGCCGATGATGTCGATGCTGCCCTTCTGGCCGGTCATGAACACGGCACCGTTGGCGTACACGATGATGCACCCCTGGAAGTGGATCGCCGTGTCCTTGGTCAGTTGCTCGATGCGTAACTGGTCGCCCTTGAGCAGGTCGGTGCTCGACACCCAATGCTCGAGGCCGTCGTCAGGCGGGTCGGTCATCGGGGTCAGCTCAACCGGGGTCACCTGACCGTCACGCACGTAGTGAATCCTGTTTGGCCGCATCAGTCGTCCTTCAGGTCGTGGTTGCTGACCGTCATGTGGTCGTAGGCGGCGCGGTAGCAGTTGCGCCACAGCGCGGTGTCGCGGTCCACCACGTCACTGCGACCGTGTTGGTGCCACAGGTAGTCATCGTCGGCCCGCTTGGTTGCCACGTTAGCGCGGATCAGTTCGGCCCCTTGAAGTTTGGCGCTTACCCCCACCACGTGAGGTGTCAGCGGCCCCAGGTAGAGCACCACGTAAACGTCCATCACCAGCACTCCCCTCGGTGATAGGTCTGGCAGTAGGGGCACAGGTGACCGTGGCCCTCACACGACAGGTCGGGTTCGTCTTCGGTCTCCGGTTCGGGACACGTTGGGGCATGGATGTATCCGTCGTCCTCGGTGTACCGGATCAGGGTGCCCAACCGGTAGCGCTCGCCACACGCCCCGCACACCCCGGAGTACCGGGCGTCGAATGCGTTGTCACTCATGCTGACCTCGTTGCTGGCACCCGGTCAGCCGGGGCCGGGTGCGGCTGGTCGCCGAGGGTCAGCACCTCGGTCAACTGTTCGCGGATCAGACCGGCGACCTCGACCGCTTTGGTGGGGTCTGCCTCCAGCAGTGCGACCAGTGCCTCCCACTGCTCAGCCAGCGCATCAGCGCGGAGCTGCAAGGTGTCGAGACGCCAATACGCCTCTGCCAGTAGGTATCGCAGCATGTCGTTTTCCTCCCGTAACTTGATTTCGTCCAACACCAGACCGGACAGAAACTCGTACTCGGCGTCAGTCCATGACGCGCCGCACGTGGTGCAGTTGACCCGGGCCTCACCGTCGTCGCGGCCCACTGTCATTGCCCCGCAGTACCGGCCACGCGCGTCCATCGCGGGGCACGGAAGTGCGTAGTGATGTCGAAGCCGGTCTTTGCCCAGAAGCTGGCCGACGCGCCGGTTTGCACGGACGATCTGGGCGGCGATGTCTAGGCCCGACATCTCGACCCGTTCGCGGGGCTGGCCCCCCTTGTCATCCCACCCGCTGTCGCCGTCAGGGATCGGTGCCCACACCAGCAGCTCGGTCGGCGGCACCTCCAGCAGTCGCCCGACCCGGGGCGTCAGGTACTGGGCGGCATGGTTGATCACCTGGGCGTCGCGCTGCTCGCTGCGGCCACGTGATGCACCAACGGGTTTGCCGACCATCGCGCAGGCGTGCTCGGCCAGCTCGACCATCCGCGACATCAGTGCCTCGACCTGCGTGTTTAGCGGAATCCCCGGCGTGCGTGTCCCACCCACCTTGTCGGTGTCGCTGGTTGCCCGGTGGCCCAGGTGGTTACGCAGACGCAGCCAGTCCTTGGCCATGTAGCGCACCGACCGCTGGACCCGCAGCAGGCACCCGTCGCACAGCAGCCCGTCCACGACCAGCGCGCCGCGCCGAATCGTCCGTCCCTCTTCGTCGGTGCCCTTGGTGTCGGCGTTGACGCAGTTGCCGGCCGACCGGCACCGGTGGTGGTCCTCGGTCACCACTGACACTCCTGTTCCCAATGGTTGTCGCACGTAATGCACTGTCGCAGGACATAGCGACGAGAGATGACCGCCCAACCGGGATCCGGTGTCAGGTCAGGCATCTCGACGTGGTGCAGATCGTTTGTGTCGCAACAAAGGCAGGTGTCACGCGCCGCGAACGTGGCCGTCAGCGCGGGGCAGGTCATCGGGTAGGCCGGAAAATGGCGGGATACGGTTTGTGCCCAGTAGTCCCACAGCTTCTCTGTCTTCAGCTCGACACTGACCCACGCCTGGCCGAAGTCGTGGGGGAAGAACAGTTGGTCCCCCGGCGACAGCGGGTCGGTGCCGTTGACCAGCCTCATCCACTCCTTGTGGGTGTACTCCAGGTCAAAAAGCATGGGCCGCTTGCGGTCCTGACCCTCCCGCTGGAGGTACACCAGACTGTCACCGGCCCTAATCTGAATCACCTTGCGTCCGTTGATCAATGTCGTCGTCACTTCTCGCCCCATTCCTGGCCGCAGTCGCGGCACGTCCTGATCACTTCTGGTTCCGGCTCCGGGTGCGGCAGCTCAGGTGGTCGCAGCCAGTGCACGTCGATGGCCCCACAGCGGGGGCAGGGACCGATTGCCGTCAGGTCCTGCTGCTGGTAGTAGCGGGCGTGGCGTACCGGTGCCGGTGGCGGTGCTGGCCGTTGTGGTGCCGCAACCAGTTCCCCGCCCCAGGTCTGAAGTTGGGTGCCGTTCCAGGCGTCCCGTACCTGCTCCACCTGGTCGCCGGTCAGCGGTCGGTCGGTGGTGATCACGTGCTGCGGTTCGGGTGGGGGCAGGGTCACGATGGCGTACCGGCCCCCGGTCCACAGGTAGACCTCGTTGCCGCACAACCAATAGGCCCCACCCTCGTCGGGTCGCAGGTTGTGCGGCAGATCATCCGGCGCGGCGACCATCCCCCGTAGCTGCAGGGCCATCCAGTGCTCGACCACGGGCCGGTTCGAGCTGTCGGCCCACGACAGCAGCAGGCTGTTCAACACGGCCTCACCGCGACTGGTCAGCCGGGTGTCGAGGGTCTGAAGCGGCTTGTCCACCACCCCGTCGGTCAACACGGCCACGGGTGGGGTGTCGATCACCAGGGCCGACCCGGGCAGCAACAGGAACTCGTTGCGGGCCTTGCGCGCCAGGTACCGGTCACGGTCACGCTGCCACTGCTCGCGCGGCGTCAGCGGGCGCGCCACGACCGGCTTATTCCCCATCGCGGTCCCCGGTGCGGTCGATGAACCCCAGCTCCTGCCACGACGGGTCGAGCACACCCAGCGGGGTGACCGGCAGGTCATCGACCGGCACCCACAGCAGCGTCTCGATGTTCACGCCCAGGTCGGCCACGAACACCTTCAGCAGTGACTCGTTGTCGTGCATCCGTCGCTGCCAGAAGCATTCCCGGCACAACCCCACGGTGTCGAACCACACGGTCCCGTTGGTGGTGTGTGACTGGCTGACCGTCGTCAGGTCGAACCACGGGAACGCCTTGCCGCACGGGCCTTCACAGTGATACATCGCCGGTCGGGCGGCGCGGGTGTTCTGCCACTGTCGGAGCACGCGGCAGTTCCACTCGTGGCGACCAGGATTGGCCCCACCCCCGCAGCAGTAGCCGTCCCACTCGGGTGTGTCGGGCGACCACAGCCCCACCCATTCGGGGTCAGCGAGCAGGGCACGGCAGATGTAGCACTGGCACTTGGCCGCCGCCGCCACCCGGTCCTCCCTGGTGTTGTAGTGGGCGTGCCAAATGTCGTCGTGCCACAGCGGCACGATCAACTGGTGCAGCCCGTTCTCGCTGGTGCGCCACCACCGGCTGCGGTTCCAGAACACGGTGCCCTCGGGCATCGTCACGACGCCGAATCGCTGCTCGCCGTTGTCAGGCCGATGATGACGCCCGTTCAACGCGGTCACCTCCCGCATCAGCTTGGCCAGCCTGTCGCTGGGCACCGGGGCCAGGTTCCAGGCGTCCACCCCCCACGTGGAACTGGCGCGACACGTTGGACATCACTCGGCCTCCGTTGCGGCCTGGTCGGTTCGGTAGTACGTGTCAGTGACCCCGGTGAACGGGTTGGTCACCGTGCGCTCCCCATGGAGCCGTTGCCGCATCTCGGTGACAAACCGAATCGCCATCGCGCCGACCTGGATTGCCTCGGCGATAGCGCGCTCCAGGTTGTCGGCCCGCACCTCGTCCCACATCTCGTCCACCTCCTCGTACAACACGGCCCACCCCTCGTGAGCGCTGTTGAACGCCGGGTACCGGACCCGGGCGACAGCGGCCTCGGTCATCATCGCGGTGGCCGCAGGCGAGAACGACTGGACCAGCTGCTCGACAACGGCCCTTGCTTTCGGGTTGATCTCTCCGATCTCTTCCATTACTTGACTCCTTGTTTCTTGTTGTGGGCCAACTTGTTTGGCACCAGCTTGTTCTTTTTCAGCACCAGCTTCTGGCTGTCTGTCAGGTCGAACGGCAACCAGTCACCGACCTCGGCCACCCCGTACGCGCCGATCCACAGCGCGTCGGCCTCATCGCCGTTGCGGATACGCAGGTCGTGCCACACCTCCCGGGCGGCGGCGGTCATCAGCTTCTTGCTGGCGTTGCCGTTGTCGGTGGCGAACTTCTTGGCCACCGTCGGGGGCACCACCACGGTCGGCACGCGGGCGATCTTCAACCGGCGATAGATGAAGTGCCACAACCCAGCCCGGTCGAACTGGCTGCCGTAGTTGGCGTCATACGCTGGCCCCTCGATCATCACCAGCTCGACCCCGCGCGGCAGACTCGACACCACCAGCTGCGACTGGTAGTCGATGCGGTCTGACCGGTCGTCGTAGTCCTCGCTGCTGCTTCCTGTGCGGCCAACAGATGTCAGCTTGGCCACCCGACCGTCACGGAACGCCGCGATACCGGCGCTCGTCAGCGATGGGTCGATCCCCGCGATGATCACTGCTCGACCCTCCGCATGTGCGCGCCGACCACCCGGTGGCAGATCAGACCCCTGACGTGTTCCACTGCGGCAGCGTGGGTCGGCCAGCACGCCGACACCTCGACGCTGCCCGGTTCGTACACCCACCACCGGTCAGCGGGGGGCAGCGGGTGAACCGCCGCGCCGTGGAACCGGCTTGCGTCACGGTCGAACCGCTGCTTGACCCACGGTGGCTGCTCGTCAGGGTCAGCCTTGCGAATCCTGTACTTGTGCAACTGATCCCGCCTCCACATCACCGCACCCCCTCGTCGTTGCGCTTGACCGACCGCACGATGTCGGACGGCCGAACGATCAGCTCATGACACGACGTGCAGATCGGTGGTGCACCAGTACGGGCCGCAGCGCGGTGCATCACCGCGAGGGCTGAGTGAGCCGCCAGCCACAGGTCCTGGGCACACCCCAGACACAGGACCTCGACCCGGTTGCCGCACTGGTTGGCTTCGTCGCTCTTGCACTGATGCACCAGGTGACGTTCGACCACCACGGTGGCCGGCTCCTGGCATCCCCTGCCGCCGTGGCCTTTCCCGGGACACTGGCACCTGACCGGCTCGCCGTGCCATCGGTCGTCCATCGCGGCGATGGCGTCGGCGATCTGCTGGTCGGTCAGGTCATCGGCCATCACTCGGCACCCACCAGCTTCTTGGCCGCTTCCACCCGCGCGGGGTGGTACGGGGTCTGGGTCAGTCGGAGACCAGTTGCAGGTGACACGCACGGGGACCCTGCCGACGCCCTGCACCACGAGCACGCGATCGCCAGGGGGTTACCCCCGAGATGGGTCGCTGACCCGGCAGAACCGATCTGAGCGGGTTTCTCCTCCAGCTCCAGTTTCTTCTCGGCAGCTAGGGCCTTGATCGCCTCGATACGGGCACGTGCGGCGCGCTCGGCCTCCTCGTCGGTCAGCGCGGGTCGGGACGCTGCGGTCGCCTCCTCGCGCTGTCGCCGGTCATGCCGCAGCGCGCGGGCCGCGTTGGCGATGTCGGCGGGCAGGGGCTTGAACCCCGACTCCCGTTCGGCGTACAGCTTGTCCACGGCGGCGGTCAGGTCATTGAGTGTCAGCTGGAACCTGAAGAACACCTTGGCCCAGGCGCGAACCATCGCCTCCCGCGATTCCGGCAGGTACGGGTCGTAGTTCAAGCAGGCCTGGTAGACGGCCATAGCGATTGGCGGGTACTGGTTTTCGGGGATCGTGGGTTTCTTGGGATCGTCTTCGGTCACTGGGTCAGCTCCTGGTGTTGGGTGTTGGGTTGCGGCCCCTCCGCTTCGGCCATCAACTTGGTGAACAGCTCCGCGTGGGCAGCGGTCTTCTCGTCGTATCGGTTGCGCTTGGTCGGCGCGGCGACGTTGTGGGTGTTGGGGTTGAGCCGCTTGGCCGCTTCAGCCATCAGCGACCGGATCAGGCCGGGACCGCCGCTGTCGCGGGCGTCCCACAGCTCGACGGCTTTTCGGATGACCGCCTCGTCGTTCCCCTCGGCCAATAGCTCACCGACCCGCAGTCGAACCTCGGTCAGCGTGGCGGGCTGATACCGGCCCTTGGGCAGTACCTCCCCGACCAGTTGGGCCGCATTGGTGGCCGGTACGCCGCGCTGAATCTCAGCCGGTGCCGGGGGCGGGGGCGTCTCCGGGCGACCCGTCGCCAGCTCCGTGATCGACATCGACGGGCGACGTGTGCGTGCGCGCGTAGAACCCGCGCTAGCGGGTTCTTTATGTGTCTCTGTCTCTGTCTCTGTCTCTGCTACGTTTTCGCTAAGCGTCTTGCTAGCGGGTCGCTTAGCGGGTCGCTTAGCAGCGCGCTTAGCTTTCGCTAAACCACCCTTCTGACCAGCAGCTTTGTTGCGTTCCCGACGTGCCTCAACATCAGCTTTCGTGTCCTGGTGTTCGGCGTAATCGTGGATCAACCAACCCTTTTCGACCTCGATCAGCGACGGGTTCTCGTCGTCGTTGTTGCACAGTTCGTTGAGAACTTCTAGCCCCCACGTAGCAACCGCGTAGCGACGTGCTAGCAACCCGTCAGTCAGTTGATCGCGCGAGTACAACGTCGCCTCGACCAGACACCGAAACGCAGCGTCGGACAGGATGGCGATCTTGGGGTGGCGCGGAAAGTCGAGCGTGAACTTTCCGTACAGCCGTGTGTCTTTCGCCCCGGCCATTACTCGTTGTCCTCCTTGATGTAGCGAGGGTCGGGTTCGTACCCGGGGCAGTCACAGCGGCTGCCGTCGTGGTGACGAACCCGGCACCGTCCCCCGTCCTCGAGTCGGTCGTGACCGCTGAGGTAGTGGTCACCGCAGATGCACGGCACACCCCCCTCAGTCATCGCCTGCTCGACCGTCACGCGCTCCGCGGGTTCAAACACCCGACACCCGCAGCGCTGCGGCACATGCGATTCGGCACCCTGCTCGCACAACAGGCACGCCAGGCACCGACCACGCCCCTCGTAATGGCCCTGACCCCGCATCCCGTCACGGTCAGCGCGCTTGACGTGACCGCACTGGCACAGGTCGGTATCACTCACGCCGACACCGCCTGTCGCGCTCGGCGTTGGGCCGCTTGCTTCCTGGTCTCCACCTGGTGATGGGGGCGGCACAGCGTCTCCAGTCCCTCCAGGTGGTGGTGGCACCCCCACGCGTAGCCGCGACCCTCGCGCGGCGTCTTGTGGTTGACCTCCAGCAGCGGGTGGTGTCGGCTCCACGCGCTGGTGTCGAACCGCACCTCCACCTGCTGGCCCGCGACGAACACCCGTGGGATGCCGTCGCTTCCGCACCGCACACACCGCTGGCCGTCGCGCCGACGCGCCGCGCGCCGCGCCAGGTTCCAATCGTGGTTCTCGCGGAACACCAGCTCGCACTGCTTGCTGCACCACTGGGTTCGCCGACCCGTCAGCGCGACACCACAGCGGTTGCACACCTTCGGGGTGTGGACCCACGGGATGATGGGACAACCCGGGTCCAGCCCGTAGGGGTCGGTCGCACCCATCACGCCACCCCCGGGTAGCCGTCGTGCACCTGACCGTCGAGGACCCGCCCGTTGCCCCCCTTGGTACCGGCGCGCATGACCACGAAGTCCCAGCGCTGCAACGTGCGGCGGTTAGCGTGCCCCAACCGGATTGACCGACCGTCCTGGAACACCAGCCGGTCGGTCGGCTGACCCGCCCCGCGCGCTGGTGCCCACGCTCCCCACTGCTTGAACAGGAACGGGACATTCATCTGGTCGCACTGGTCACGCAGCGACTGGACCCACACGGGGTGCATCGGCCTTGCGCCCCTACCGGATTCGCCACCCGCCACCACCCAGTCCAGGCCGGTGACGGCGTACGTCTTGGGGTCGATCTTGCAGAACGGCAGCTTGATCTGTCCCAGCATCGGCTCGACGCTGACCCACCTGACGGCGGCGGGGGTGTCGAACAACGCTGGGACACGGATGTCGGCCCACTGCTGGTCCTCGGCGCTGACCCCCACCCACACGTTGGGCAGCGGCCAGGTCATCGACCCGCTGTGCTTGTACACCAGGGCCTGGAACTCGATGCTGGCCAACAGGTGCCGCATCCGCGCGTGGCGCTTGGTCAGCACCTGGAACGTGTGCTGTGGCGTCTTGGCCATCACCCCGAACACCTGGGCGATGTAGTCGTCGGGCACCTCGGCGTGGAACAGATCGGCCATGCTGTTGACGAACACCCGCCGCGGCTTGGCCCACCTGACCGGCTGGTCCAGCTTGTCGGGTCGCAGCATCACGTCGAACCCGTTGGTGTAGTAGTGATCCGGCGTACCGCGCCACCGCTCGGCAAACACCTTGGCGTAGCAGTGATCGCACCCCGGCGACACCTCGGTACACCCGGTGACGGGGTTCCAACTGGCGTCGGTCCATTCGATGGCTGACCGGTCACTCATCGTTCATCGGTCCGTGGTTGAAATACACCGTCGCGCTGTACCGCCCCTGGTCGTCGGGGTCGCTGACAGCGGACACCTGCCCGCGCCACGCCCTGCTGCGGGCGTCGATCACCGTGACCTCCTGGTCCTCACCCAGCGTCGGCGGTTTCGGTTTGGCGTCAACGACATAGCCGACCAGCACCCGACCGGGTTTCACGCTCTCGTCAGCGATGAACGGCACCCCCATCACCGACCCCGTATCACCGTGCTGGATCTGGCTGATGGGGAAGAACCCGCCGCTGGTGTTGAAATCCTCGTCCAACAGGCGGGCGTCCTCGACGGCCAGGTAGACCGTCATCCCGTCCTTCAGGTACCGGACCTGGTGCTGGCGTACGGTTTCCGTCACCGCCGCGATCAACGCCCGGACCCGGCGATAGTGCTCTTCGGGTTTCACGCAGTCACTGGGCATCGTTGCCTCCTTGCTCCCCAAAGGGATTGGCCGGTGGGGTGAACACGTAGATCCCGTCGTGGGTCACGACGGCCCACCGACCGTTGCCGATGGGGTGGGCCTGACCGTCGTCCTTGACCACCACCACCGGGATGTTGGCCAGGGACGACCGGCTGGTCAGGTTCGGCTCCCACCAGTTGTGCAGTCGATCATCGGTCGCCCCCGCGATCCGCTTGATTTCCGCAAGCTGGCGCGGGGTGACCAGCAGCTTGCCGTCCACCAAGTGCTTGTCAGCGAATTCCGTTGCAGCCCTGACATCTTGGCGGTCCAGGACGGCGGTCAGGTCATCGAGCATGGTCATTGTGTGGCTCCTCGTTTCATGTAGTCCTTGTGGCAGTCGTCGCAGCGGGGGCGACCGGCTGATGGGTCGCTCCCGCAATCGACACAGCGGCGCGGGTTGGCCAGATAGCGCTCATGCCGCAGCTCTTTCGGTGTCACCGACGCCCCCGGGGCATGTTGTCGTAGGCATCGCTACGGTCGCCGGCCAAACCCACGGCGGCGCGGTGACTGTCGGCGGCAACCTCACGCTCCACCTCGGTCATGGCGCGAACCGCGCTGCGCCACTCCTCGTTCCAGGTGTCGGTCATCGGCGTGGCACCAACACCAGGTCGTAACCCAGGGCGTCGGCGTAGCTGACCACCGTGTCCAGGGTGGGGCGGCGCTGACCGGTCTCGATCATCGAAAGGCCCGACTGCCAAACGTGCAGCTGCTTGGCCATCCGACTCTGCGACCAACCCCGCTCCACCCGGGCCTGGGCCAGCGCGTCCACGATCTGGTCACCCGTCACTGATCACCATCCGGCAGCAGGTACGACAGCGCCGGGTTGTCGTCGCCGTACAGCTTGAACGTGAACTCCGTGCGGGTCACCACGTTGACCTTGTGGCCCTGTAAACCGTGGTGCCGCACCGCGAAATCCTCGGCCATCTGGCGACCCTCCTCGGTACCCGGGAACGCCCACTCCAGCTTCTTGTGGTAGCCGTAGTCGGCGTTCCAGGTGGTGGGGCAGCCATCACAGATGGCCACCCACTGACCCCCGTCGCTGGCGACCGGCGACCACATCTCGTCGCCATCGGTCACCACCGCCCGCTGGACACCCTCGGGGTCGGTGTACCCCAGCAGGTGATACGGGCGACCACCGAAGTCGAACGTGCCGCTGATGTCGGTGCTCATCAGTCCCCCTTGATCACTTGGACCATCAGCGGAATCTGAAGGGCGGCAGCGACGGCCACACGGCGGTGGCCATCCCACAGGCGACCGTCACTCCCGGCGACGATGGGGTTGCGAATCCCGTTGTCCATCACGTCATCCAGCAGTGACAGCATCTGTTCGCGGTCGATGCGCCACAACCAGTCCAGCTCGTCGGTCCAGCGATTGCCGTTCCCGTTGCGGTAGGTGGCCATCACCACCTCGGCAGTCATCTCCACCGGGTCGGCGACGGGCCGGTCTACCAGGGGGCGACCGTCGAGGGTGTCGCTGATGCGATCACCCCACGACTGGCCGACCCGCAACACCTCATCGACGGCGTTTGTGGCGTGCTCGGCGAGCAGCCGCACGCCGCTGTGAACGGCTTGGGCCAGAATGGGTTTGAGCAGTTCCATGTACATGCGATTCCTTCTGTGGGCGTGGGATTGGCCGGAAGATGGCCGTGGTTGTGTCGGTCACCTCGTCGTGGGTGGCCGACACTGGGGCATACCGCGCCCCGTGCAGATCGGGGCCGTAGCTGGGGCGGGCCATCACCTCGGCGACGACATCACCCCGGAAGTGCAGCTTGTTGCCGCTGGCCTGCGGGAACAGATCGCTAAACGAGGTCACTGGTCACCCCCGAACCCGCCAGCCTTGGCGAACTCGGCGATGGGGTCGGCGATGACAAACCGACCCTGGGGCATGACCGGGACACCCATCGTGGCCCCGCGCTCTTTCTCCCAGTAGGCCAACCACTTTGCGCTGTCCTCCTCGTCGGGGTTCAGTGACACCCCGGCCATCCACCCGTACTGCTCGCGTAGGTAGTCGCGGCACGCCCGCGATGCCTGCCTGATCAGGTGGGGTGGGACCGGTCCACCGGTCATGTGCTGCACCAGGTCCTGGACTTGCTGGAGGGGTACCAGGAAGGTCCCGGTGACCACCGTCAGGACGGTGGCCATCGGGAACTCCTTGCGACTGCTCGTCACTCGTCGTCGCCGCTCTCGTCGTCGGCCTGCTCCTGTTGGGCCTTCTTGGCGGCGCGGCGTTCCCGTGCGAGCCGGTTACGGCGCTGCTGCGGCGTCTCCTCCGGTTCCGGGTCGGCGGGTTCCTCCACGGTCTCCGCGTCGGCCTGGGCGACGAATTCGTCCATGCCGCTTGGCTCGTAGTCCTGGGCCACCTCGTCGGGTTCGGGGTCGTCGTCGTCCCCGGTCTCGGGCACGTCGGTGACCTCCCAGTCCTCGTTCTCGTCAACGACTTCCACGTCCCCAGCGGTCGGGTCATCGCCGTCGTCGGGGGTCTCGTCGTCCTCGATCACCTCGGCGTCCACGATGTCGTCGGGCGCTGCGGCAATGGCGAGCTGGGCTTCTGCAATCGCGGCAGGCTCGTCGCTGCCGTCCTCGTCGTCTACGAACCCATCGACCACATCACCCGGGGTCTCCGCGTGACCGCAGTGGGGGCACGGTTCCCGGAACAACCCGGCACCGTCGTCGGGGTTACGGACCCCGATCTCATACACGTTGCGGGCCTTGATGGTGCAGACCTGCTTGATGTCGCCGTTGTCCTGCAGCTCCTCCGACACCTTGACGCAGTTGCCCGCGATCACGTACCGGCGAGAGTCACCCAACTGCGGCGGGTTGGCCAACGATCCCGACCGACCCTGGAAGGCGATGATGGCCTCATCGTGGTAATCGGGATCGGTGGTCGTGGTGGTGTTGGTCTCGCTCACTTGCTGTTCTCCTTGTCATCGGTGTTGATGGGTTCCGACAGGATCGAAAGCAGCTCAGCCGCTTTGGATTCCGTCAGGTCGGCAAGGTCGGTGATCTCGACTCCGACCAGCTGGTTGACGTAGGTCAACGTCTCCTCCGACTTGGGGTCGGTGTAAGACTCCTTGGCCAACGCGCGCTTTACCTCGGTCAGCTGCCGCTTGCTGACCAGCGCGGGCTTCTCTGGTTCCGCACCCGCCGCTGGGGCTTCCTCACCAGCGGCGGGCGCGGGGTCCTCGACCACAACGGCGTTGTCGCCGTTGGGAATCGGGGCCTGTTCCGGGATGGGGGCCTGGGTGACCGACTGATCGGCAGGGCCAGGCTCGGCGGGGTGCTGCTCGATAGCGGGTGCCACGTTGGCCAGCAGACCCGCGACACCCTTGGCCTTGGTCGGACGCTGCGACGTGACCCGCTGCACCACGGTGCCGTCAGCGAGCTGCAGCTCCTCGACACTGTTGGACATACCCAACAGCACGTCGGGCCAAAGGATCCGGCACACCTCAGCCTGGGCCTTGGCGCGCAGCATCTCGACCGGCATCTTGGCGTACATCGGGTTACGGGTGAACCCCGCCGACTCCGCGCGGGCGATGGTCCACTCGGCGGCGGCGGTCTTGCCGTCACGACGACCGGCCCACACCACCTTGTCCTTGGTGGCGCTGACCTCCCACACACCGTCACCGTTGGGACCACCGGTCCCCTGGGTGTCGATGTGCCGCAACACCTGGGCCACCATCGTCTTGCTGTACACGGCGGGCTGACCGTGGACGCTGAACACGTTCTGTGCCGACTGGAGCGCCGACATGCCCAGCTCCGCGCCGTACAAGATCGCAGCGGCCAGATCGTATGCGGCAGTGATACCTTGCGGCTCCCGCTGACCGCTGGGCACAAAGCTCTGCTGGTACCGCTGGGGCACCGCGTTGGTCTTCGACAGCGACTGGGCCATCTTGAACGCCGTGTCCAGCGCCTGCGCTTCTGCGGCCATCCGCTGCAGCGCAGGGGTTGTCGGGGCCGTGTACACCTCGGTGTTCTGGGCCACCTCCTGGCTGGTCGGATCGACCACCTCAATGTCCGTCATCTGCTCGGTCATGCAACATTCCCTTCGGTTGTAATGAGTTCTGCGATAGGTGTTTTCGGCTCGACGGCGTACAGCGCTACCGACTGCCTGGAGGGTTGGCGACGGGCGACCCTGACCGTGGTGTCATCGCCGACCTTCACCTCCCCGTACTGGGCGTTGCCCATCAGGTCGAGGACCTGAGTCTTGGCCGACCGCTCGCGCCGGTCGGCGTCCTTGCGACCACGGGAGGCCGCAAGGTATTCGATGGCCAGGTCGGCGGGGATCAGCGCCGTGCTGCCGTCGATGTCGGGGTGCAGCTCGCGCACGCACTCGTAGGTGGCCACCGTGTCGTCCAGCGGCGGCGGGGTGTCACCGGCCAGCGACTGATAGAAGTCGCGGCACCGACCGACGATCAGATCGGCCACCGCTGGGGTGTACTCGATCTGGTACGTGTGGTGCTTGAGCCAGGGACCCAGCACCACCAGGTGTGCCGGATGCTGTGTGTAGCCGGTCATCAGCATCTGGGCGCTGACCTGGGCCACGTAATCCGCTGGGGCCTCGTCGGTGAACTCGTCGCCCCATTCCTCCAGTGACCGGGCCGTCTTGAACTCCACGACCCGCCGCGACCGGCCCCGGCGAGCACGCCGGTCCAGGGTGACCGCGAACGGGAACCCGAACTGGTCTGCGTCCCCGGTGATCTGGACCTCCCCGGGCGACAGCTGCCACCCCGGGTTGTCCTCCTTCCACAGGTAGGCCAGCGCTGGCTCGAAAGCGTGGCCGACCGTGAAGATGTCCTTCTCCGGTTCCGGCTCCACCAGGCCTTTCATGCGGTGCCACAACCGGTACGGCGACTCCCACCGGCTGACCCCCAGGATCGCAGCGACCTTGGACGGGGTGATCAGCTTGTGCCACTCGTCGCTACCCGGGGCAATCTTGACTGTCATAGATACTCCTCGTGTTGGGTGAAAGGTGTTGCTGGCTAGGCGTTTACGCCAGCCTTGGCGATCAGCTGGTCGGTCAGCCACAGGTGAAGGCTGCCCAGCTGAACCGGCACATCGGCGGGGTCCTCCCCCGTCCACAGCGTCAAGCCGACCGAATGTGCCCACTCCGGGTTCACGGTCACCTCGTGATGTAGCTCCCGGCAGATGTAAATGATGTTGGCCGGGTGCCACTTCCCGCCCTGGGATGCGTTGCGGCGGTGGTGCATATCGGTACCCGGGTGATCCCCGTGGTACTCACACAACCCCATTGACCGGCCCTGCTTGATGGCCTGGCGGGTCAGCTTCTCGTCCCACACGTACCCATCGGCAGACATTGGTGCATCGGTCATGCCGCACCCCGCAGCTTCGGATCGTTGGCGATGGGGTAGCACAACCAGAAGCTCTTGCCCGACATCGGGCACCGGTTGTCAGCCTTGTCGGGATGGATGTGGACCAGGTGGGCAACAGCCGTGGGCAGCACCGCCTGCCAGCACACCGGGCACCGACGCGGGTTCACTGGTCGGCCCCGCTGGGGCCGGCCCAGTTCTTACGCGCGAACCGGCGACCTGCCGTCATCGCCTTGGCCTCGGTGTCAAACCGCTCCACCCCCAGGTGCGGGGTACCGGTGGGGGTGGTCCACTTCCACGACCACTGACCATCCCGGGTCTTACGGGCGATCACCTTGCCTGGCACGGGTTTCGGCTTGCTCACTCTCCACCTCCAGTTCCGACGTACTCAGGGGTCCCCTGATTGCGGGCACACCGACCGCACACGGTCGTGATGTGGGTGTGGGTGAACAACTCGTCACAGTTGATGCACACAAACCAGAACAGGGGCCTCATGACCGGCCCCCGTGGACCACAGCGGCCAGAATCTGTTCCAGCACATCGGTTCCCATCAGGCTGCGATGGCTGTACTTGACCTCGATGCCCAGCTTGTCGAGCGACTTGAAAAGCGTGAGGCGGCGCTCCCTTTTGGCCCACTCCTCCGGGGTGTACAGCACACCGGGTGACCCGTACTCCGACACCTCTTGGCCGGTGTCGCCGTGGAACTTGCACTCCCGCCCATACTGCGTGATGTACACGTACTTGCGGCCCACCCGCGAGACCGTCACGTCCTCGGTCCCACGGCGGTTGTGAAGGATCAACTGTTGGCCCACATGGAATTTCACGACGCCACCTCCAGCTCTCGCTCCGACTCGTCGTCGTCCGCGTCGGCCTCAGCCGCGCGCTGGATGGCCCGCTTGACCGAATCGGGCTTGATCCCAAGGCGTTCGGCCACCTGGTTGGGGTCGGTCACCCCCAGCTCGAACAGCTCGGCGATCCGATCACTGGCCTTGACGAACTTGTCCTTGGTTGCAACGGCCACAGCGTCGGGGTTGTCAATCTCGTCCTCGTCCCATTGCAAAGGCTTTGGCCAGCCTTTCTGTTGGGCGATGTTCCGCGACTTCCCGCTCGGGCCGGGGGTCATCTCCAGACGCGCGAACAGCTCAGCGATCTTGCGCGCCCGGGCCACAGTGACCTTGGGCTGACGACCACTGGTCAGTGACTGAATCTGGTGACGGTGGCACCCAAGCATTTCGGCCACCCGTTCCCCGTCCCACCCGATTGCGGCCAGTGCGCGCAGACGACGGCGTGACCCCAAGCTGCTGATCTGGGTGCCATCGGCCAGCATCGGGTCGAACACCGATGTCGGGACCGGCACCGCCAGGATCGCGGCCTCCGTACTGCGGAAGATGAACTCGGCCTCGTCCAGGTGCTGGAACGTACTGCGGCCCAACCCGGTCAGCTTGACCAACTGACGGAATCCCAGACCCCATTGCTGGAGCTGTGCCACATGCTGCAGCGCGGCGGTCGGGTCCACGGTGTTGGGGTCCCAGCGACCGTAGGCCACCATCCTGCGCTTGTGTGCGGCCCAACACTTCTTGCACAGTCCGCGCCCCCCGTCGTGGGGGTTGTCGCAGTTCTCGGTACGGCACGTGGCGGTCATAGCTCCGACCCCGGGATGACGTTGTTGTCGGCGTCGAACCAAGGGCGGCAGGTCACGCACCCCTTGTTCCCGCACGCGCCCCACATCTCGGCGGCGTCGATGTCGCGCGCCGAGATACGTTCGGCCCGTTGGTTTTCCAGGTCCTCACGTACGGCCCAGAAGATGGCGAGGAACACCGCCGCCACACCAGCGGCGATGCACCCCTCCTCTCCAAACCGACCACCCAGGACCAGGAACGTCACACCCAGCAGCAGCGCTGTCAGCACCGGTGACTTGAGCGGTCGATTCATCAGTCCTCGACCACCTCGGCGTCAACGACCTTGGTGCCCAGCGGGTCGTGGTTGTGGCTGTACCCGAACCGGGGGCGACGGTTGGCGACCCGGTTGGACCGGGCCTGATGCCGGATCGCGGCGGTGTTGCCACGACGGGCACGGCGGGCGTTGCGGTTCCGCGCGCGCCGCTTGGCCACGACCTCCGGGGGTACGGTCCCGGCGTACACGTGGCTCTGGGTCTGGAGCGAGAACAGGGTCAGCGCCGCCAGGGTGGCGGGTTCCCGCGCGGGCCGGTCCTCGTCGGGCGCTGGCGTTTCCCCCTGGGCCTTGGCCACAGCGGCGTCGATCATCTTGCGGATGTTGGGCTTGACGGTGGTCATCAGTACGGCACGTCCTTCTCATACATGTTGTCCCGCTTAGCTTTTAAGCGCTTGAATGCTTCTGCTGTGGCGCGGGCGTCCCACAGCGCACTGTGCGGTTCCCGGTTGTCGATCCCCAGCGCTTCCAGCAGATCGACCAGCGACGGGGGGTCAGCGGGGTCGAACCCCAGCACCCCTGCCGCGTACGCCTGCACGTCCTGCAGGCGGTGTTGCCACGTCTCGTCCGGTAGCGACAGTCGGTCGTAGGGTTTCGGCGTCACGCTGACGGAGATCGAGTAGCCGACCCGCACCATCTCGGCGTCAAACCGTGGGTTGGCCCCGCCGAATGTGTTGCCCTCCAACATGTCGAACAACTGGCGGTACCGGTCGAACGTCTGCTGTAGGGTCAACCGGTCCTTGAACACCCCGCGCTCGTAGTACCGGTTGATTTGCAGCGCAACAGGATCGGCCTTGGCCATGTGGCTGGGGTGGACCCAGGGGACGAACGACAGCTCCTCCCCCGTGTCCAGGTTGACGGCGGCGACCTCCAGGGGTACGTGGAACCCCGGGATCAGACCCGTCGATTCCACGTCCACCACGACCAGCTGACGGGCCATCAGGCGTTGGTCCCGCCCAGTGAGGACAGCTGCTTGGCCTGTGCGGCAATGGATTCCAGATGCTCGGGGCAGTACGATGACACCCCCGCGATGATCACGGTCCCGTGCTGCTCCATCGTCAGTGACGGGTCGGCGATCGCGCCCATACCCAGCTGCAGCAGGGTGGCCCCGTTGTCGAGCGACTGGCACACGCTGTGCCCCTTGTCGATCATCTGGTCGGCGCGGTCCTCGCTGCTGACGTCGATGCCCTCGTGATTGAGCAGCGACAGGAACGCCTTGTCGGCATCGCTGTGCTGCGGTCCCCGGGTGGCGCTGATGGCCAGGCCGGTCCCGGCGATCAGGACCAACGTGGTCGGGACGGCGACGACGGCAGCAACGGCCTTCTTGTTCATGGAATGAACTCCTTGGTGTTGGGGTGAGGTGAGACCTGGCCGCTACATGCGGGCCAGGCAATTGACCGCGCCAAGCGCGGCCTGGAAGGCGACCTCTTGGCCACCGACCGACACCCGGCAGACGACAAGCTCGCCGGGTGAGAACAGGGCCGCGCCGTACATCTCGCCGTTGGCGACCGGGTACGTGGTTGCGGCAGGGGGTTCACAGATCACCGCGCTGGTGACCTGCGTGCGGTCGTGGGCGTCGGGTGCCGTCAGGTCAGCGCACCCCGTCCACGACATCTCGACGGTGACCACGGCAGCGGGTGCTGCGTGGGCGTGACCCGCTAGGTGCCAGACCGCGCCCAGGAACAGGCAGGTGGTCAGGAGCAAGACGACGGCCAGACGGTCCTTGGCCCGGGGCGTCAACGGGTTACGCCATCCCTGGTGCTCGTACGGGGGCCTGATCACTGGTCGGTCCTTTGCTGTGGTGCGGGTCATACCGCAGCAGTATTACGCATATTCGCATAGGCCCGCAAGTGTGACATTCCAGTGCTTTTGGCGGCTGATGTGGACAAAGTAAAGGGCCGTGGGTTTGTAACCCATGGCCCTTTTTACGTTTGGTGTTGATTTTGCGCGTGTTTGCTGAGCGTGCCGCTGTCGGCACTTAATTGTTTTGAGCCGCCAATTGCTAAGCGCGGCGCATGCGCGTTACGATCCGCGACATGACTAGTGCATACGAAAAGGGGTTCATCCCCCCAAACCGACTGAAGTACCGCTTGTGGATCGCCCGCGAGGAGGCGGGTCTAAGTCAGCAGGAGCTGGCCGACGCGATGGGTGTTACCCGTCACGTCATCTCGAATGCTGAACGGGGCGTGACACGGCCACGCAAGGTCGTACTGAACGCCTGGGCGTTGGCGTGTGGGGTGCCAGTCAGCTGGCTGGAATCCGGTATCGGGGAGTTCGTTCCACCATCACCCGACGACGACACGGCAAATAAAGTGCGCCCGGAGGGATTCGAACCCCCAACCTTCTGGTTTGGGACTCAACACCACTTGCGCTTGGTTGATGGTGACAACCAGCAAACACGAGGAGCGGTTGCGTGACTGCCGCCCAACCCCTTCCGGAAGGCATGGCCGTACCCAGTTGCGGCCCAACGAAACGCATAGGCAGGTCACGATCACATAACGATCACGGCTCACCCAAAACCGTACTTACGGTGGTGCCTAATCTTGCTGAGGTGTCAACCCGCTCGGGTCAAAAAAGCGGCCCATCTCCGTCACCAGTACCGCCCCACTGGCAGCCGTTAATTGACGGCTACACATTGGAATTGCGCGCAGCCGGTCGCCCGGAAAGCACCGTAGCTACACGCCTGTCACATGTCTGCCGAATGGCCCGGTCGATTTGCTCCGACCCCAACCATTTGACTGCCGAAAAGCTCCGACGGTGGTTTGCTGGGCAGACCCAGTGGCGCATCGAGACGCGCCGTGGATACCGCAACAGCGCGGTAAGTTTCTTCGGTTGGGCACACAAGGCAGGTCACCTAACGACCAACCCGGCCACCGACCTGCCCCCGGTCAAGCCCGACCGGCCAGTCCCCCGACCGGCCCCAGATCGGGTGTGGCGTCAGGCCCTCCAGGCCGCTGGCCCCCGGGTGGCGCTGATGATGCGTCTAGCGGCAGAGGCGGGCCTACGTCGGGCCGAGGTCGCCCAGGTCCACACCCGTGACCTACGCGAGGGGTTTGACGGCCCGCAGCTGCTGGTACACGGGAAGGGAAACCGGGAGCGGGTCATCCCCATCACTGACGACCTGGCCGACCTTATCGCCCTTGGTGCCCCGGGCCACACCCCAGAGATGGCCGCCTACGGCGTCGAGGGGTGGCTGTTCCCTGGTGACGAGGACGGTCACCTCTCCCCCCGCTGGGTGGGCAAGCTGGTCGCTGCCGCAATGCCTGCCGGGTACACGATGCACACCCTCCGTCACCGGTTCGCGACCCGGGCCTATCGCGGCACGAGGAACCTGCGCGCCGTGCAGACCCTACTGGGGCACGCCAACGTCGCCGTGACCGAGCGCTATACCGCCGTCGATGACAGCGAGGTACGGGCCGCGATGCAAGCCGCTAAGACTGACGAGGGTATAAGCCGGTTGGGGATGATGGGGGCCGCTATGGCCATCGTGTTGGCCCTGACCGGATTCAGTCCCCCGGTCGCCCGTGCCATCACCGACTGGTTCACACCTGATGAGCAGCTGGTGTTGGCCGTGTTGGAGGCCGACCCTGAGTTCGAGTACCGCGACCGGACGCCTCGGGAGCTGATCTACTACGCGCGCCATGCGTGCCAGATCGACCAGACCGAGGGTGACGAGGCCGCGCTGGCCTACCTGGTTGGCAACCCGCGCCTGCTCCGACCCAGCAGGTACTGGGGGACAATCTCGGAAACCATGTGCCCCAGCGGCAGCAGCGAAGGCAGGTACCAGACATGACGGTCTGCGGTATGATCGCGGCGACACGTCAGCGGCCAAGCACTAGTCATGCACCCCCCGCTGGTGGTGTTGGGTAAAGGTGAGCGAACCCCCCGGGTCAGACCCGGGGGGTTCGTTGTTGTCGGGGGTAGGTGGTTACCGGCCCGCCGCGATCAGCATGGCCTCAACACCAGTGGCACCAACCTCGTTGGCCTTGTCCACGTTGTCGATCACCTGGGCGTAGCTGGTGACCGCGTGCATCATGTGGCCTGCCGTGTACTTCAGGCCCTCCTCGGTCGGGGCGACGCTGGCCATGAAGTGACCCAGGATGCCCTTGGCCACGTCGTCGCTGTAGCTCAGCTTCTTGGCCACCACCTCGACCGTCTTGGTCGGGTCCTCGACCTCCACCCCAGCGGCCTCATTCAGTTTGGCCACAGTCGATTCCACGAACTCGACCGTCATGAACGACTTCACGGCGTCCTTGATCTGGTGCTTGGTCAGCTCGTTGGCGGCGTCCACCGTGTCTGCGCTCCAAGCGATCTGGCCCTCATCCAGCTTGGTGCCCAGGTGGACCCGACGCATCGCTGCCGTGTTGATCTTCATGCCGTTGTTGCACACCTGCATGATCAGCTCCGGGGTGACCTTGAGTGCACCCCCACCGGTCTCGCTGTTCTCGACCACGATGCCAGCGTGGATCAGCGGCAGCTCCTCGGCGGTCTTACCGTTGAACGGCGACCGGTACCCCCGGGCCAGATTCCCGGCGTGCGTTGACAGTTCGGGGGCGTGGACCCGCAACCACAGCCGGTCGTCGGTCAGGTCAGCGCCCCGGATGTTGTCTGCCCCAAGGCCCCCCTCGCGCATACCGTCCAGGACGCTGATCACCGTGTCGAGGTTGTCGCGGATGCCGTAGCGGTCGGACAGGATCGCGCGGACCAGGCCGCTGGTGCCCGGGGCGTCGGGGTCCTCGCCGTACAGCATCCGCACCAGTACCCGGCGCGGCTTGTTGCGGTCGGCTTCCTTCTCGGCCCACATGTTGATGTTGGTGTCCAGCAGCTCGGTGTACTCGGCGGCAAGGGTCCTGACGTACCGGACCGGGATGTCGAACAGGCTGGCCAGTTGCTGGTCCACCGTGTCGGTGCGCAGGTACTGACCGGCCACGTTGGTCACGCCCTCGGCGTCCACCACCGGGTCGAGCATCGGGAACTGCAGCAACCCGTTCCGCATGGCCAGGGTGGTCACCGGCACCACCACGTCGATCTTGTGCCGGTGCTGGAGCTGCAGGAGGTTGACCAGCTGCTCAATCCCAGCACCGCGCAGGGTACGGGTGGGGACGGGGGGCAGCGGGGTGGTGTTCGTCATGATGTTCCCTCTCAGGGTGTGGGGCTGGTCTTGTACCTGCCCCGGTTCGTCAGTTATAGCTCACTAGACCAGAGCACGCAACGGACCAGGCACAACGGTTAGAACCTGGTGTGCAGTAATGTTATCTGGGGTCATCGTCAGCTGTATCCGCTTGTGCCTTGTTGGGCGAGGTGTCGTAATCGAAAACAACCAACATGTCGGTGTTTCCACTTAGGACGGGGCAATCCTCAGGTGGGTGTACCACCAGGCAGGCAGGACACGAGTGATCCTCAGTGAACGGTCCGTAGTGTTTGGTTGGGATCAAAGCGAAGGTCGACGCCTCATCCTGCGGCCTGGTACGAATCCACCCGCCGTAGTCATAGTGCCACCGGGCGTTGAACCTATCGCGCCAAGCACGATCGCGGTGTTCAGGGCTCAAGTGCTGGACGTCTGATCCATGCTCTGTGGTCGGCATAGTCGTCATCTCCCTACGAGTGTCGGTAATCGGAAACATGTGTGCGCTGTCAGATCGGCTGCCTACCTGGAGAAACGGCGACGATCATCGAATCAACCCCTGATAATCTTCGGGAACGGCCCCCACCATAACGGTGAGGGCCGACATCCCAGGTCGGGCCGTCCTACTCGGTCAGGTCCCACTCCGACCACGTGACCCGGGGGGCGTAGGCCAGAGTCAGGTTCCGGTACTGGGTGGTGGGATCGTTGTGCGGCAGTTCGGAATAGCCCCCGAAGACAGACACGGCCCCCGCTGCCCCTTCGGCCCCGTCGTAAACGACGCCGACCCACAGCCAGATCGGAGGGTCGAGGGGGGTGTAAAACGCCTCGATCCTGGCCGTAAACGAGTAGTCCTCAATTGACGGTAGCGTCTCAACGTCGCTGGGGGCCAACGGTGTCCAGGTTGGTGTGGGGTAGTACCTGATGGTCAGGTTGCGCACCATGCCCGGGTTGGAGTCGGCGGCTTCCTTCCAGATCCTGTACTGCTCAAGCACCCCCCACGGTGGCTGACCATCGACCCCCGGGCCGTACCAGCCCAGGCCATGCTCGGCCCACGTTTCCGACGTGGTGTTGTACACCTCCCCGTAGACGGCGAACTCGTAGTTGTCGGTATCGGTCGGGTTCATCGTTTCCTCCAAAAGTGTTGCGCGGCATAGTGTGTGCGTCCTCCTTGGTGTCAGCGGGTCCAGGCCGACCGGCGCAGGCGGCGGGTGTGACGGGCCTGGAACAGGATCAGCTGGTTGATGCCCAGTACCGGCAGGGTGGCCGGTACTTGCCGCGCAATCGGTTCCGGCGCGGGCGTGCTGGTGCTCATCGGTACCCCCTGGGGGTTGTGGGCTGGTCGGTTACCTGCCCGGTAGCGCGAAGGGTAGCTCTCTATACCTGTGACCCGCAACCACCTGGCGCTTCGTCGTCGGAATGGTCCGTGCTGTAGGTGATCTGCACCTGGGGCACGGCGTCGTACACACGGGCCGCGACAGCGCGGTGCCATGACGCCGGGAACGTGGCCGCGTAGCTCGACCCCGACCTCCGGTAGTCCTCGTCAGTCCGGTACGTCACCAGGTGGCCGGTCGCGCCCGCTTGGATGATCAGCGAATCCACCAGTCGCGCAGTCACTTCCAGTATGTCGGTGAACTCATCGACCACCCCCGGTGGGATCGGGGCGTGACCGTGCTCCCACCGGGCCACCGTACGCTCGCGCACCCCAAGGCGTTCGGCCATCCACACGGGCGGCAGGCCCAGGTACTCCCGCATGATGCGGAACTCAGCAGGGGTCATGTTCTCGGTCCTCGTCGTCGTCGGGGTGCACCTCGTACATGCAGTTGGGGCACACCCAATACGGTTGGTCATAGTGTTTGCCGTCGCCGGGTCCGTAATCCATTGCGGCACCACAATCTGGACAGTTCACGGTCACGCCCTTTCGTCCCCCGACATGCGCCCCGTTTGTGCGCCAACGTATTCGGCCCAATGGTGTCACACCCTGCCACCTGGCCGGGTGGGTATCGCTGGACCGTCGAGCCACTGCCACCGTGTTTGCCTCCCCTCTTGGGTTCCTGGGCTGGCCTGGTCGCCTGCCCCGCGCGCACCCGACCGTACCCTCCCAGTACCCACGACACAATGAGTTGACCCCTGCACGTGTCGTGCAGGGGTCGGCAGGGTGGGTGCTGCGGTCACCCGGTGGGCAGGTCATGCTCCTCCAGTTCGATGTACACGAACCCGGCCACCGGGTCGCCCAGCAGCTCGGCGATCAGGTCATCGTCGGCGACCCACGCGGGCACCTCCCAGCTGTCGCGCAGCGTGGCCAGCGCGTGGGCCTCGGTCAGGTGCACGGTGGTGCTGGGCTGGTCGTCGCCCTCGGTCACGGTGGTCAGCGTCCAGATGGTGGCGGGGGTGGGCATGGTGGTTCCTCCTCTTGGTAGGGGTGGGGGCCGGTCTGGTACCGGCCCCCGGGTGGGTGGGTCAGGCGACCCGGGCGGGCACCCGGTGGCTGCCCAGCTTGCCGGTGGCGTAGCGCTTGACGCTGGACCCGCAGTGCGGGCACCGCGCGCGGCGACCCTCACCCTCGACAACCTGCCCGTACCCGGGGCAGCGCTCGCCGACGACCAGGGCCGGTTCCTCGGTGGTGATGGTCAGCGATCCGTCGCTGTACTCGGTGATGGTGCCGACCTCGCTGGCGGTCACGGCGACCGGGGTGGTGTCCACACCCAGGTGGTCGTCGCCCATCGCCTGGGCAGCGTGCTGGCTGGCGTAGGTGTTCGACTCCCACCCACACGCGCACTTGGCCCGGTACGGGTACCCGTGGTTGTCGGCCACCGTCTCTACGGTCACCACGTGCTGGCGGGTCACGCTGGCCACCACGTCGAACCGACGCATCCCGTGGTGCTTGGCGATGGCGTCAACGTTGGCCACCGACATCACACGGTCGTCGCCCTCACACGGCGACACCTGATTCACGTTGTGCGCGTAGCGATTACACACGTGCTGGGCCGTCCCCTCCTTGGCGTTGACCCGGACCACGTGTGCCCGCTGGTCGTCGGACACGGCCCAGATGTGACCTGCCGCAGGGTGATCGGCCCAGTACGACAGGCCGACCGCGTGCGCGGCGACCATCTTGGCGGCGGTCTTGGCGGGCAGGTCGGCGGTGCGGGTCATGGTCGGGGTCCTTTCGGGTGGTGGTGGGTAGGTGGGGGGTGGGGGGTCAGGCGTTGACCAGCGCGGTCAACCACTCCAGCGCTTGGGCCTTGGTGTACGCCGGGTCGAACCCGGGGTCCGGGGTGTAGGTCTCGGCGTTGGGGTCACCGTTGACCTGCCAGACCGTGCCCGACCCGTACCCCACGGTGGGGTCCAGCTGGTAGCTGAAGACCATCCAGGCCCGACCATCGGCGGCGGCGACCCGGTAGACCCCGGCCTTGACGCGCTTGCTGGTGATGGTGGCGGTGGTGGTCATGTCCCCTCCTGGGGTCTGGGGGCTGGTCTGGTACCTGCCCCGGTGACTCAGTTATAGCAAACTAGACGGCCCACCCGCAACCACCTGCGCGAAACTGCCTGCATGCGCGCCTGCCGAGACGACGAGGGGGCCGGTGGTGTTACCCCACCGGCCCCCTGCCGATCCGGCAGCGCGGGCCTCAGACCCGGTGCGAACCCAGCTTGCCCGACTTGTCGTAGCGCTTGACGCTGTGACCGCAGACCGGGCACTCCACCCGCTTGTGCGACCCGTTGCCCTTGCTGGCACCGTCACCGGGCACCACCATCCCGTACCCGGGGCACTTCTCACCCTTGACCATCCCGGCCTTGGCGGCGGCGATGTCGTCGGCGGTGACCTCCAGGACCTGGGTGATCTGGGTGTCGGCGCTGTCCTCGGTCACCTCGACCTCGACCACCTGGGCCTCGACCTCGGCGACCTCGACCGGGGCGTCCTCGGCGATCTCGTCGGCGGCGGCGGCGACGGCAGCGTCCAGGATGGCGCTCCCGGTCAGGCCGATCTCCGACAGCGGGGTGACCTTGGCCCGGGGTGCCTTGCGACCCTTGGCCTTCGGTGCTTCCTCGACCTCGGTCACGGTCAGGCACTCGCTCTTGGCGATGGCGTCGTCCTGGGCCTGCTTCTCGCTGGCGGCAGCGGCGCGCTTGGCGGCGCGGCGCTCACGCGCTTTCCGGTTCCGGCGCTCCTGGGGGGTGTCGGCGACCTCGACCACCTCGGCGACCTCGGTGGTGTCATCCTGGTCGGCGACCTCGACCTCGGCGACCTCGACCTCGGCGACCGGGGCGTCCTCGACGGGGGCGTCCTCGACCTCGACCGGGGCGTCCTCGGCGACCTGGGCCAGGCGCTCCTTGTGCTCGATGGCGAACGTGTGCTCGGGCGACGGGGTGCCCTTGACGGCGGTCACCTCGACCTCGACCACCCGGTAGCTCTTGGCGTTCTTGTACGACCGGCCAGCGTTGAAGGCGTTGGTCACACCCTCGTGGAAGCTGGCGATCCCCCAGGTGGCCTCGGTGTCGTTGTCGCGGACGCGCAGGGTGGCGACGGCGTGGGTGTACTGCTTGGTCTTGCTGTTGCGGGTGACCTTCTGGCCATCGGGGGTGATCGCGGTGAACTCGACGGTGGCGGGCATTTCTGGTTCCTCTCGTAGGGGTGGGGGCTGGTCGGTCACCGGCCCCGGTGATTCAGTTATAGCTCTCTAGACAAACGGGCCGCAAGTACCTGGGCCGATTCAGTCTGTCGGTCCAGGTCATCCCGGGTAATCGGCCCGATCCGTGGCGCGCTGTCGGTATAGGTTGCTAGACTCCCGACCACCGGAGCAGGTACCAGACCAGCTCCCAACCCCCGGGGGTAGACATGAGCCAGTTCGTCAAGATCACCCGCAGCGCGCGCAAGCACGGGGTGTCCAAGGGTCGGATACGCACCGCCATGCGCCACGCGAACCCGACCGTGGTGGAGGCCAAGGGTCAGGTGGTCTTCATCGGTCGTGACAACCGGGGGACCTGGTTGGAGGTCATCGCCCGCGACGGCAACCGGTCGCCCAACGAGCTGGTGGTGTTCCACGCGATGCCCCTACGCTGGAGACCTGCCAGCCACCAGCGCTGACAGCAAGGTGCCCCACCCGGATCGGGTGGGGCACAGTTCGTTTCGCGGGCTGTAGCGGTCGGGGGCCAACTTCGTGACCCTGCGTACCCCCGACGCTTACCGGCACGTTCGGCTACAGCGGGTTCCAAGATACCTCTGGTGTGGGGTGGGCGGGACTTGAACCCGCGACCTACGGATTATGAGTCCGTGGCTCTGACCATCTGAGCTACCACCCCCCGCGCCACCGGCAGGACTCGAACCTGCGACCCGCCGCTTAGAAGGCGGCTGCTCTCTCCAATCTGAGCTACGGTGGCCGAAACCCTATGCCGTAGTTATGGTTTCGATGACATCCCAGGCGGCTTGGGTCAGCTGGCCGTACCCCGACTCCTGTACCGGCCCGGTGAAAAGCACTGTGCCGACAAGGTTGTCACGATTGGCCATCTCTGGGCACAGCGTCCACCACACCCGGGTGGCCAGGTCGTTGACCGGCAGCCCCATCGCCTTGCCGTCCTCGTTACACCACAGGGTCGTGCTGGTCGTGCCGTCGTCGTCCCACTCCACCGGTACCGCTTGGACGTACCCGCCCATGTCACGCTGCAGCTCCCGAAGGCCAAGCATCCCAGCGACCTTGGCCACCTTGCCGGTCGGGTAGATCAGCACCCCACCGGACGGCACCGCGCTCACGGGGTCTGCACCGGTAGGTAGGCGATGCTGTGCACCAGCTCGTCACCGTCGAGCGATTCCTGTAGGCCCCAACGGTCCACGATCTCCTGGAGCTTGGCCCTGGCCCCATCCTCGGTGGTGTGGACGCTGACAAACCCGGCCTCGTCGGTGTCAACGGTCATCACCCACACGTGGGCCGGGGACGGCCCCGTCATCGCCCATCCCTGATCTGGTACACCCGGGGCTTGGAAACGCCTGCGGCATCAGCCAGGTCCTGACCGCTGATCCCCAGCGCGAACCCGTCGATGATCAACTGCCGCACCTCGTCCTGGGCCTTGATCTGGTTTGCTCGCGCTTTCGCCAAGGCCTTCAGATGGCGCTTCCGCACCTGGGGTGTCGGCTTGTCTCGCTGCTCGCTGGTTAGTGGTTGGGGCGTCGTTGTCATGCGCGGAAGTCTAGCTCGCTTACCAACCGTTGACTAGTTGACTACGCTAGAAGTGTACGTTGACCAGGCCAAAGGCTGGAATATTTGCTGAGAGGGTTTACTGGAATGGCAAGTCGCACAATAGGGGGCTACCCCCGGGGACAGCTGGAGACCATGATCAGACTCCAGCGGCGCGCGCTGATCGCCGAACGGTCGGAGCTGACCCACACCATCACCGAAGCCACCCGCCGCCGCGACGAAGTGGACTACCAGCTCCAGGAACTGGAACGGGCCGACCATCTACTCCACGACGACTGACCAAACGACGAAAGCGCCCCCCGGCCCGAAGGCCAGGGGGCGCTTTGCGTTCGGCTACTACAGAACCAACCGGGCATCGTGTATCGCCTTGGCCCACGCGGCAGCGCGCGGGTCACCGGTCGGCAGCAGGGGCAGCATCTGCTCGGCAGCGTCGAGCAGGGGGCCGGCCACGGCCTTCAGCTCCCCGTTGCTCTTCTCCAACTTGGCGATCTCCTTGTCGGCTCGGGTCAGAAGGCCAACGGCCCCTTGGGAAATGGCGTTCGCAGCGTCGGCCCGGTCGGTGTTCCTTTTGAAGAACCCTGCCCAGAACGCAGCGCCCGCACCACCGCCCAGTATCCCAGTAGCTAGGGCCACCATCGTTGCGACAACATCACTTCCGACCATCAGTGTCTCGTCCCTGCTCACTCTCTCCAGCGGGCAGTCCTTCGGTCAACGTACGTATCGCCGAAATGACTGCCGCGCCGCGCTCAATCTGCAACATACGTCGAACGTCACGGAGGATGAACAGGCTGATGACCACCAACAGCGCGGCAAAGATGAACGCCGCCAAGGTGCCCCGTCGCACCAACGCAATGTCACTGACCAGGGACAGCCAGTACGCGCCCAAGATCAGCCACGTACCGATGTCGCCGACCAACCGGAGGATCGCCCCGGGTAACGCCAGCTTCACCTTGTCGAGGTAGTACCCCAGCAGGACCGTCAGCGGCCCGATCAGACACATCCACACCCACAGCGTGTATGTCTGACTGAACATGGTGTCGCGCACCGCCGCTGGCTTGTCGGCGAAGACCAGCGCGTACACCCCGAACATGACGAACCCGATCCCGTAAAACACCGCCTGGACCAGGCCCACTGACTCCTCGTCCACCACGTCGAGGAACCCCCGGATCACATACCGCAGGCTCCGACGACGTGGGAAGCCGTGCGCGACAGTCATCCTGCCGTGGTGGGGTCAGCGGACGAGTTGGTGTTGGCCGCACCTACACCGCCGCCCAACAGGATCGGCACGATGGCCAACCACTGGGCCGTCTCCGTGTTCAGGTAGTGACCCAGCGCCAGCAGCCCCAGCGCTGCGGCACCCATCAACGGATAGAACCACTTCCGCACCTTGTCGGTCGTGTTGACCCGTGACAGCACGGAGTCGGCGATGGTCAGCACCGTGGAGACGACCAACGGTGCCAGCTCCGTGGTCAGCACGCTGACTGTCACCAGCAGCGCAGCGATACCCGGTAGTGCGACGTGGAGGAAACGACGCACGTCGTCCCCCGACCGTAAATCAAGGATGTTCACGCACTTGCCCTTTCGTCGTGTTTCACGCAGTGGCCGGCGTGGCCGATGCGTAGTCCCGAACGTGCTGGATAGCCAGACCCAGGTAGGTCTGACCCGGCCACACCTCGCGCATGTGGTACTCGATGTGTGGCGCGGTCCCTTGGGCGGCAAAGGTCAGCGCGATCTGCGCTGCCTTGGCCGCTGCTGCCGATCCGGTCAACAGGTCAGGGTTGCCGGTACCGACCAGCCCACTGATCGCCCCCAGCGCCCACGGCAGCCCCAGCCCCAGCAGACCGGGGATACCGCCAGCCAGCGCGCCCAGCACGCTGGGCAGCCCGATGCCCGCCTTCTCGGCGACCTCGGGGATGCGGGGGATGATCGCCTGGGCAGTCTCCAGGATGTTCGACAGCTCCACCCTGGTCACCATGTCGAACGCATCGTCCATGATGTCGCCCGTAACGCCTTGCGGCACCTGGCCGTACATGTCGCCCTCGGCGGTCAGCCAGCAGTGACGCCAGTCCTTGGGGTCGCCGTAGTGGACCGACGCGACACCCCGACCCCACGGGATCACTGGTGCCGCAAAGAAGGCCCCGCCGACCGGGCGGGTCGGGTCGCCGAAGCTGAAGCTGCACAGGTAGTGATCAGGGAAGTTGTCCATGATCCACTGCTTGAAGATCGCCGCGGCGACCGCTCCCGCGCTGTACCCGCCAATCACGATCTTGACGGCGGGTCGCTTGGCCAGGATGTCGAGGAACCGGCGCTGTGCGTCGGCGACCGCGATCTGCACCCCGCGCCACATCGACGGGTCGCTGATGTTCCCAGCGGTGCCAACGGGAATGCCGCCCATCGTGGCAGGCCAGTCGGGGTTGATCTCCTCCACCAGGTCGGCACAGTGCTGACACACCAGCGACACCAGGTCCTGACCGATGATGCCCCCGGTACCCCGGAACACGATCGCCGGGTGGCGCGGCCCGACCGTTGGGATGGTGGGCTTTTGGCGCTCGATGATCCCCAGCTGTACCTGGGTGGCCCAGTCGATGGTCCCATCGGTTGGCACGTCCGGGGTTTCGCGCTGACCGGCCAGCACCTCGTTGTGTACGCGCCGCTGGAACTCCAGCATCGCGGTCAGCAGACCCTCGGTGTACACCTCACTGGTGTCGGTGCTCGGCACGTTGTCGCGCCCGTACTGGAACTTCTGGATCTTCTGCTTGGCCGCCGCGACGACCGGGGCGATGTCCCCGACCTTGGACGGTGGTGACCACGCCATCAGATCACCAGCTCCAGCATGGCCGCTGTTGCGGGGCCGACGATTCCGTCAGCGGCCAGCGGCGGGTGCAGCTTCTGGTAGTCGCGCACGCACGCCTCCGTGTGGGGGCCGAAGTCCCCGTCCACCACCAGCTTGGAGTAGGCCCGCTTGAGCCGGGTCTGCAGCGCACGCACTGCGGGGCCGGTCATCCCGCGATAGATCAGGATGTGGGCGTACCCGTTGCTGACCGGTGGGTCCACCACCGGGGGCGGCGGCGGGGGCGGGACGGGACCACCGAACATGCCCTGCATGTCCTTGGCCACCTCGCCCTGGAACCACCGCATGTCCAGGTATCCGGGGTCCCACTTCCCCTGTGTCGCACCGGCATAGTCCTTGTGACCGATGTTGTGGTCGGCACCGACGTTGAGCTTCAGCGACAGCGCGGCAGCCACGTCGCGCATGGAGATGATCTGCTCATCAGGCCAGCGCTCGGCCTGGTAGCTGGCGTTGATACGACCGGAAGTGTCCATCGGCCAGGCACACTCGACCCCGATCATGTGCCAGTTGCCCATGTTGGTCGGCAGCCACGGGTACGACCCCGAACCTGCGTGCCAGCACACCCCGACCGCGACGATGGTCACGATGCCGTTCTGGGCGATATGGAGATTGGCCAGCGGGCCGGCCAGGTCGGGTCGCCCGTCGCGGATGCTCTCAGCGCTGGCACGACCGTTGCCGGTGTGGTGCCACATAACACCCCGGATGTCCTTGAAGTCGCCGTGGCCACGGTTCTTCCACCCGGGCAGGGTACGCAGCCGGTCGCCCAGCTCCGCACCCAGCACCTCTTCCAACCACACTGGGTCACCAGTCCACAAGTTGCCACCTCCTGTACTCGGCGGCGGGGTCAGTGCCCCACCAGGATTGAGCGCCCCGGAAAGCCAGGGGCGCGGGTCGATCTGGGAACCGGCCCGCCACACGGTGGGGTGGACCTCGAAATGCAGGTGCGGCCCGGTCGATTGGCCGTTGCTACCGACGTAGCCGATCAGCTGACCGGCACCGACCCAATCGCCCTGCCGCAGACCGGTGGCGAATGCGTCCCACATGTGGCCGTAGACGGTCGTCCCAGCCCCATCGGCAGCGGGGTGGTCGATCACGATCCACTGACCGAATCCGCTTGCGGCACCGATGTATGCCACGGTCCCGGCCTGGGCGGCATAGATCGGGGTGCCGTCAGCGGCCTCGAAATCCTGCCCGTAGTGGTCCCCGCCTGGTCGCCACCCGAACGGCGACCCCCAGCGGAAGGTCCCCTCTTTCAGCGGCAGGAATCGAGTCATCGCGTGCTCCTCGGCTTGACGTGCGTGACAAGGCGTTTGACGCCCAAAAAGCCCCAGTGGATGGGGTCGTACCGGTCGGGGACCCGGTTGCTGACGTGCGCGTACACCGACAGCATCACCAGCTCCGTGACCCAGCGGTTCCCGGCCAGGTACCGGTCGGCAGCCTCCGACAACATCTCGGTCCCCCGCGCGCAGGCACAGACATTGCAGCCCACCACGTATGCAGCCAGACCGACCCACATGCAGTCAGCTGGCCGCATCCGCGCCATCACTCCCCCCGGTACTTGAACCGAGGGGTGACCTGGACCTGCGCCTCCTGACTGCCGTCGTTGATGACCAGTGACACCGGCAGCGCTTCGGTCCTCAATAGCGTTGTGCCGTTGAGGATTCCGTACCGGTCGATGGTGGTGCCGTTCGACACCGTGCCTGCCGGGATGGTCAGCGTGACCTGGGAGCCGGTGACCAGGGCCTTGTCCACCGACGGGTTGTCGGTATCGACCGGCTGCGACGGGTCCACTGCTTCGGTCAGGTCGGTGGCCGATCCCCACGTGGTGTTGGCCGACACGGTACCGACACGGGTCGAACCGGCGTACAGGCCAATGGTGTTGCCCAGCGCGGTGATCGCCTCAGCACACGCGCGTCGATGCGCGGCTTGATATTCGGCCATGACAGTTCCCCTCCAAAATCGGGATATGTTGTGTGCTAGTAGGTTTCGATCACTGGTAGCAGTAGAACCATGCCTGCCCACGCGCACCGGCACCACCGTTACCGGTTGATACCTGTGCACCGGCACCACCACCACCGGGGGCGTTTCCGTTGCCGATGAGCGCCAGGCTGCCTCCGGTGTACGTGACACCGTTGTGGGTACGGTTACCTGGCGACAGACCGGAGTTGTCGGTGAAGTTCTGTGCCGTACCACCAGCACCACCCGCTGCGCTAGCTCCTGCCCACCCAGCTGCCGATGCTGTTGTGGCACCACCTGGGCCACCGTTGCCAGCGCTGAGGAACGAACCCTGGCCCGGGGTACCGCCAGCCCCCACGGTCCCTGTGATCTGGATGGCCGTCCATGGAATGTGAACCCCCCGTTCCAAGGTGACGCTGGTCCACACACCGGCACGACCGCCCTGACCCCAGAAGCCAGCTGTGGCCATGCCTTTGCCGCCGCCACCACCGCCCAGCAGGATCACGTCGATGTAGCGGCACCAGACCGGGATGGTGAAGGTGTATGCCCCGACCGTGGTGTACGTCGCCGCCAGCGCGGCGTGGGGGGCGAATCCCGCTGTCCCTGAGTCCGAGCCGACACCCTGATCGCGGCCTGACTGCGGGACCAGGAGCGCGGCAAGGTCGGCCCCACACGCCTGGTCGCCGGTCACCACCTTGGGGACGACCAGGCCGCTGTCTGACCCAGCGGCCTGATCCCACCCGTACACACCCAGACCGGCCAGGTCGGCACCGACACCCTGATCGGCTCCGAGCACACCCGCGATGGCCAGGTCGGCACCGACACCCTGGTCCCCCAGGTCCAGCGGGGGCAGCCCCATCAGCGCGCTGTCGCCGCCGATACCCCGGTCGGTCACCAGGATGTCCGGTACCAGCAGCGCCAGATCGGTACCGACGCCCTGATCGGTCACCGTGAACCGGTAGCGCGGGAACCACGCCGGTTCATGTTGCGGCGGCTCTGGTTCCGGCTTGTCCGGGAACCAGGCCGGTTCGTGGGTCAGCTCCGGGATGACCGGAGGGTATGACCACGGCACGTCAGGCCACCTTGGTCACAGAGAACCAGGTGTTGACCCCGCCAGCATCCCCGGCGACCGGGAAGTTGACCGAGACCCCAGAAGACCGGTTGTTCAGGAACAGCCACATCCCAACCTCGTCGCCAGCCTGTAGATAGACCTGCACCGAGCCAGCGACCTCGCGGTCGTAGTTGGACCCGGCACCGATACCCGCTGAGGCAACCAGCTTGTCGCCCGTCCTGATCTTGCGGGAGCCGTTGACGAACACGTCCAACGCCATGATGCTGGCGCTCTGGCTGACATCGGCGTTGGCCGCAAGGCGTCCCGACACCAGATATGTGCCTGTCTTGGTCACCGTCAGCGTGCCCGTCGCGGGATTCCACACCAGGTCGGTGGAGACGTACTCCAGGGTGTCGAACACGTTCTCGAGCCGACCCGATGCGTTGTCGAGCGAGAACGTGATTGCACTGGTGGAAGCACGGTAGGCGCGGAATGTCGTGCCCAACACCGGAACCGGGGTGTTGTCGGCGACAGTGACACGGGTGATCGCAGACGGGAGCCGAAGCGACCCGAAGAACGACCCCGACGCGCCACCCCAGCCCCATCGACGGAACCCGGACCCCATGCCAGTGACGTTGCTGGCATCGGTCCACCCGGCGATGACCGACCCGCCCAACGACAACCCGAACACCCGCGCGTTGGCACCCGTGCCGCACAACAGCGCCCAAATCTGCCCGGGCGACCGCTGGACGTTCAGTTCCCCGCTGTAGGTGATGACCTCCCCCGCGCCGACGTTGTAGCCCAATCGAAGCCGGATCGGGAAGGAGTTGCCGCTTCCGATCTCGGCGAACACGTACTGCGTCCCGTCGTCGCTGACCCGACCATAGATCCGGTCAACGGCGTTGATCCCCGCCACCTGAGTGCCATAGACCAGGCTGACCTTTTGAAAGTCGGTCTCTGTCTCGGCATCTGGTTGATCGAGTGACCGCAGGAACTTGCCACTCTGGGTACCGCTACCGACCGGCACCATCACGGCCTGGTGCCCATCGGCGATGGTGTACTTGCCGTTGGTTGCCGTGTTGTTGGAGTACGTTTCGTCCCAACCGGGGCCGATGTCGTCGGTGTTGACCCGCTCGAAGTCATCGTCACCCGACACGCCGCCGTTGCCGTCACCGTCAGCGATGGCCTGGAGCTGAGCCAGTAGCGCGGCGTTGGCCGCTGTCGTCGCCGCCAACTCAGCCATTTGAGCCGCGGCTTCGTCCAGTGTCGTGGTGTCCTCAGTCCGACCGGTCAACGCATTGAAGAAGTTTCGCCACGTCTCACGGATGTCGTCGAACACATCAGCGATGGCATCCCCGGCGTCGGCCAGGTCGTCCTCCAGGTGCTCCACCAGGTCCTGACCGATGGTCCCCAGCACCGCACCGGGATTGGTCAGCAGCTGACCGGCCAGGTTGGCGATGTCACCCAGCGCCTCGGCTGCGTCCTGGGCACCCTCCTGGGCTTTTTGCTGAATCCACTCCAGCTCGTCGCTCAGGTCAAAGATGCGGTCCAGCAGGTCACCTGCCGGGGTGATCCCCAGCCGGGTCAGCATCTGGTCGATCAGGCTGCCCAACCCATTCCACAGCGACAGCAGGTCCTCGGGTAGGTCTTGGGTGAAGAACTGGGGGATCTTCTGGGTGGCCTGCAGGTACACGTTGTCCCACTTGACCCGACCCCCGGTGGCCTCCTCGGCGGTGACCAGCGTCAGCCCGACGTGGGTGACACCCGTTGCGGGCACGGTGTACTCGCCCCAGGCGTTCAGGTCACCCCAGTCCTCGGTACCGGTCGGCGACTCATCGCTGGCCATCCACACCAGCTCGCCCTGCTCGGTTTCGTTGTACGGGGTCAGCTCGATCCTGATGGCGTTCGATTCCGCTGCGGCCACCACGTTTTCGTACTTGACCTTCGCGCCCGCCTTGAGCACCCAACCGGGGGCGACCCTGACCGGTTCCGTTGACAGCAGGTGCCACTGACCGTCGCACTCGACCACCGCGCAGCCCAGCGGGGTGGTGGCCCCGTCGTCGGGATCGTGGACGTACCCCGACCCCTCCACGATGGTCACCGCATCATCGAACCCACCCTCCAGCAACAGGGTGATACGCTCATCGGTCAACATGCCAATCGGCAACGGCCCCAACAACGCAGCACGAATCTGGGCAATCGTCTTGATGAACGGCTGGATCACCGTGGTCACGAATTGCTGTGCGGCCTGCTGGGGGTCGAAGTCCTCGGCGTTGATGTCGATGGTCAGGAACGACCGCAGGTTGGTGAACATCTGGGTCAGCTGCTCGACCCCACCAGGAATGCCGGTCAGCGCCGTGACGATGGCCTCCCACCCGGGGATGGTCTGCACCCACTCCACCAGCTCCGGGATCGGGTTGGTCGCAATGCCGATCAGGGTCTCAACGATCCGCTCCGCTGATTCCCTGATCAGGTTGGGGAACTGGCCGATCAGCTTGCCCAACAGGTCGATAGCGCTTCCGAACTCCTTGCCCAGCCCAGCATCCGGGGTCAGCTGATGGGTCGGGTCATGGCTCAAACGAAAGTTCTGCGGTCGCAGATCAACAGCGCGTGGCATTAGACCGGCGTCACCTGGACGAACAGCTGTGCGTTCTGCTTGTTGAACAGATACACGCCAGTCAGGCCATCGTTGTACAGGTTGATGTACAGGGTGCCGTCGTTGCCAGTGTGGTTGGCAGGCACCAAACCCGTGTCGTTGTCCGGGGTCATCGCGTCGGACGGCGACGACGGGGTGGAGGTGTGCGGGGTCAGGATGGTCCAGGAGCTGACGTTGCCGAACCCGCGCGCGACCAGCTGACCCGTGGTCGGGTGGCCTAGCCGCACTTCACATCCGATGATCAGCGGGTCGGAGTCCAGCTCCAGACCGGTTGCCCTGATCTTGCCGAACACGACCGGCTTCCACGGAAAGTCTTGCGCCGGTACAGCAAACGACCCGATGGGTGCCCGGGTGGACAGACCCTCGAAGTTGTTGAACGCCGCCTCCGGCACGATGTACGGGCGCGGCACGATGGCACCCACACTGATCGGCTCAAAGATCGGATCACCGCTGCCGGTGTAGTTACCGGCGAACCCCAGCACCTGGCCGATGCTCGGCGGGGTGCTCAGGTCCACGTCGGGGGCGTTACCCAGATTGGTTGCGGGGCCTTGGGGGCCGCGCGGCACCTTCAGGTAGGCCGTGACCGTGGGGGCCAGCATGGTGCCGGTCTGCTGCATGTAGCTATCGACCGAACCATCGGGGTCCAGCAGCTCCACCCTCCAGGTGATCGCGGGGACCGGGCCGACCGGCCCCTGACTGCCCATCATCAGCACCTTGTAGTGGTCGCCGAACCAGATGTACGCGCGGCTGCCGGTCAGCACCGACCCGCCCTCCACCGTCACGGTGCAGGTGGCGGCAGGGGCTGTGCCGCCCTCCAGCGCGGTGCCGTCAGCGATGCCGTGGGGGATGTCCTGGGACCCCAGCGCGCCGGCATAGGTGATCAGGTAGGGACCGCCCGCAACGCCTTCCACCGTCACGTTTCCCGCCCCGACGTACGACAGCGCCTCGATAGCCGACTGGACATCAGCGGCAGTGGCGTCGGGGGCCAGCCCCTCGGTCACCTCGCTCTCGCCCTGCCACCCGTAGGTCCACACACCGTCGTCGGGGCTGCCGGTGATGGTGACCTGGTGCTGCTCGTCCTGGGTGTCGTAATGGTTGAGCACCCAATACTTGCCGATGTCCTCCTCGTCATCGGTCAGGTTCTGGGGCAGGTCCTCCGGGTCGTCAATGATCGACCGCTGGAGCCGCAGCGCAAAGGCGTTCTGCCCCGGGGGTCCCTTGGGGCCGACCAGCGCGGCCAAGCTCATGCTGGCGTTGTCCCCGGCGATCTCCAAGGTCGCGCAGAACTGGTCGGGCGTCTCACCATCCGACACACACCCGAAGATGTGGACGTTGGTCAGCACCGACTTCAGGTACACCATCTCGCCTGTACCTGGCACGTTGGAAACGGGTGCGGTCATCGGGTCAGCCCTTCGGTCGTGGTTCGTCGGTGTAGCGGACTTCGGCCTTGGTGTGCCATTCGGCGATCACTTGCGGCCCTTCGCCATCGCGGCGGGCAGCCAGCCCGCGCACATCAGGCGGGCGTAGCCGGTCATCGGAAAAGTCGCCGGGTTGCAGATCGCGCTCGGCGTCGTCGGGCGCGTTGACATCGACCCAGGTGCAGGCGTTCTCATAGATACCCGGGCCGAACATCTTGCGCTTCTTGATCAATGCGGGACCGGTACGCCGGAACCCGTAAAGCACTGCGGTCCAAGCGATGGCCAGCGCGGACGCCGACATCGCCGTCAGGTCATGGGGCACCCCGCGCTGATCGACGGGGAACTCCATCACCTCCATCAGCTCCATGTACGCACGCTGAATGTCGCGCATGTCAGCGACTTTGCGTGCCTTCTCACGATCAAGCCCAGCGTTGAGACCGACCGCCAACTCCGGGTCGTCCCAGTCGTCGCACTCCTCGGCTTCGTCACAGACCGCACGGTCCCGCTCGGTCATCTCCGTGGCTGCCATCAGAAGATCGTCCCTTCACCCAACAACATCCCCAGCGTTGTCCAAACCGCTTGCAGCGCACGCAGTCCGCGCGCTGCTGGGTCTTCCTTGTCTTGGTCATCACCGATGGACAGCTCCACCGTGACGGGCTGCTCCCGCGACCAGCTACGCCGAATGGCGCTGATCTGATCAACGAAGATGATCCCGCCCTGCTCGAATCCCGCCCGGTCGCCAAGGGTGACGTCGATGTCGATGGCGTGGGGTCGCCCGTTGACTACCTTGACCGTAAAGCCTTGCCAGGCACGGGTTTTGTAGTGGCCGATCCGCAGCGTGACGATCCCCGACAGGGTGTAGGCGGTGCCGCTGCCGCGCTCAAAGTGTTCCTGCCACGCCATGTCGCCTGTCTGGAGCGCACGGATCGGATCGTCAAATCCCTGCCAGGCGAACAGCGTGTTGTCGAGCTGACCCTGGTACAGATTGTCAAGGCCCTCAGTCCCTTCGATTTGCCCGTACAGGGCAATCGTCTGGGCCAGCTGGGAGAGCGCATAGCGGATAGCGAATGTCTGGGCCTGGTTCACAATGGTCGGCGACCGACCACCGGTCATCACCTTCTTGACAGGCCCCTTGTGCCTTCGGATTTCGGATTCGATGATCCCGCTGTACTGGCCGTCGTACCAGATCGTCTTGGGCTTTTGCGGTGCGACGCCAAGCAATTTGCGGAAGATCGGATCGGTCTCCCCGTCACCGTCGCGGTCGAGGTTGAACAGTGTTTCGGTGATCATGTCGTCCAACGTGGCCCCGATCAGGTTGACCACGCCGTCAGCAGCGGTACCCGTGGGACCCTCGACACCCGACTTGTCCTCGATGGCGAACACCACGCAATTGCGGTGCGGGCGTGACAGTTTGTCCACCGTGTCGGGCAGTTGACCCAGACCGCGCACAGCGTCCACCAGCTCGGTGTGCGGGGTCTCCTCGTCCTCGGTCAGGTAGGTGTAGGCCCGGAAGATGCACCCGGCGTCCTTGAGCATGTCGCCCATCGCCGTGTGCCAGTCGGTCCACGACGACCCCAGCACCGAGGTGCGCGACTGGTCCAGCAGCGCGTTGACGAACGCCACCTGCAGCGGCCACGACAGCGGGTCCAGCCCAGCGAACCCGTTGTTGACCCACGCGAACGGGTTGAACACGTTGGTCGGGATCGACAGCGCCGGAAAGAACCGCCGCGCAAGGTTGATGAACATGGAGATGGACAGGATGGTCCGCGTATTGCCTGGCAGCACCCACATTTTGGGGAGCTGAATCTCTGGCGGGAAGATCGGGTTACTGGCGAACAGCATGTGCTTGGCGTGCTGCCGGTTGCTGATTGCCTCCAGCTCCAGCGTGTGGATGCCACTGGCGTCACGCTTGGCGTTGATACCGGTGATCTTGCCGCCCCACCGGGTACGCCAAGTCCGTTGCGTCGGGTTCGGATCGACCACCAGGTGCAGGTCTTCGTGGATCTTCGTCTGGTGCAGAATCCAGTCGGTCAGCCAGTTGTCGTACCGCAGAACGACATTGGCCTGCCCGCTGTCGCTCATCATTTCCTCGACCGACGCCAGCCGTTCCCCGGCGATCTGGGCGATGGGGTCCATGTTCTTGTCAAACAACCGCAGCATCGGGCGCTGACGGGCCGCGCCCTCGATCACCGACCGGCGACCCTTCAGGTACCGGTAGGCCGACATCGGGTCGGTCACCGGGTCAGGGGCACCGTTGGCCCCAATCACCTTGCTGCGCGTCTCATCCAGCCACTTGGTGAAGTGCAACGACGGCACAGTGATCGTCTGGCCGTCGTCGGCAATCGCGCTCTGAAGCAGGCTCATCGGCTCCTCTTAAACCGTTGGGGCATGATCGCGGTGACCGTCGCACCGGGCGTCTCATGCCGAATACGCAACTGCGCCACTGTCTTTGCCGGAACCGACTGGGTGAACGTCTTGTCGAACCGCTTCCAGACCGGCTCGCCGGTCTCATCCAGCTCGCCCAACAAGAAGTCGAGAATCCTTGACTGCCGTGCGATCTTGTAGAACACGTTGTCCACCGGGTCGCCCGATGCCGTCAGGGTGCGCTGCGTCGGGTCGGTATCGACCAGCACGTAGCCGTCGTTCTGGGTGGTCAGCGGCAGCTCCACCATGCGGCCACTGATCCCGTCCTCCACCCACGCCTTACCCGGTGGGACCAGGAACTGGGGATGGGCCTCCAGGTCACCCCGGTTGGCCAGGGTGATGACCCCCTCCTTGTTCGACACCGTGGTCTGGTAGGTGCCCCACACGGACGGCTTGGAGTAGTACGGCTTTTGGGCGATCCACTTCAGGCTGTACGTCGCCGTGTTGTTCCCGGCGTACACCGGGTCACGCTTCAGTGACCCCTCCACCGTCTGCATCGGTCGGACCCGCAGCCAGCGCCACCCGGAGTACCGGGTATAGATGCCCAACCACCCGTCCCGGTTCTCGTCCTGACCGGCCCACCAACGGGACTCAGCCATCCGGTACTGGTAGTTGGTCATCACCCCGCGCTTGTGCCCACCGATCAGCACACCCAGGTCGATCTCGCGCTTGAGCACGTTGACCCGTTCGATGGTCGCGCCGAGTTCATATGCGCCCTCGGTCAACAGCAGCTCAAACGGCCAATGGTGCTCGCCCGCAAACTCCTCGGCCAACCACACGCCCTGGATGCCGGCCAGCGGCCCGCCGATCAGGTCCCACCGGTCCCCATCGGGGCTGATGTAGATGACCCGAGTGTCCAGGCCCTGCAACGAATTCGGCAGCTTGTCCCAGTCGTCGTAGGCGGCAAGCTCGGCCTCACGGATAAACCTCGACATCAGAACCCGCCCATTCCCTTCAAACCTGAACCGGCAGAACGCACCCGGCTGAGGTTGGCCGACTTCATGTCGTTGAACGTGCCTCGGTCAACGTTGCCGTGAATGTTGATCGAGGCGTCAATTGGCGCGGCTTGCGTTGCGGGACTTGGGAGGAAGTCACCCACCCCCGGGATCGCACCCAGCAGGGTGTCGCCCAAACTCGACATACCGCCGCCGTCGCCAAGCTGGAACTGACCCATGCCGCCGTCGCCAGCGTTACCCGGGCCAGGTGACCCGAACCCGCGCCCGTGCTCGCTACTGGCAGGGTCACCCGCGTACGGGTTCAGTCGCGGCTTGGAGAAGTCGTTCTTTTGGAGGATGCCGCCAAGCCAGTTGGCACCACCCGTGAACAGCTTCCAGATACCCCACTCAAACGGGTTGCCGAACACCGACCCGTCCAGACCGATGGCCTCCAACATCCCGTTAAACAGGTCCTGACCAAAGTTGCCCGAACCACCGGACCCCTTGCCGCCCTTGCTGGCCCGGTCACGGACCTTCTGGGCCGTCTCCTCGCGTAGCTCGGCCTCGTCGTTGATGGCGTCCTCGTGTTCACGAATCGCCTTGTCCAGCCGCTTCTGTGCGTTCATCCGGGTCGATTCCTTGGCGTTGGGCGACAGCTCCTCCAACGCTTTCTGGGCCGACTCGACCGACTTGGCGGTGTCCTCGATCTTCTGGGCCGCGTTCCGCAGCGCGCGCCGCTCAGCACCCGTGGGACCAGAACCCCCGGCACCACCGCTGCCGCCCCCGCTGCCGAACGAACCCCCGTAGCCCCCACCTGATCCATACGGGTCCCCGTCCGGGTACAGCGCATCGACCGGCAGGTACATCTGGTTGGTGAACTTGGGATCATCGGCACCGACCGACCCGCCAGCGGTGAAGTTGCCGACCGACCCGCCCGACTCCACGTTGGTCCCATCGGGCAGCGTCCCGGCCATGTGGCCACCACCGGGACCCCCGTTGTACCAACCGATGCGGAACGTGCCAGGCCCGCCGCTACCCTCGACAAACCCACGCTCGGCCAACCACTCCCCAGCGTTGCCGGTGGCCATGCGGGAATCGGTCGGCAGACCCAGAGCACGGTTGACCAGGTAGCTCATCGCACCGGAGCAGTCAGCCCCGCTGGGACCGGCCCCACCCCGCACGTACGGTGCCCCAGACATTTCCGACACGGCGTCCTCGAGGTCGAACGCACCGCCACCCGCGAACGCGGGGAGCTGACGGAACCACTGGGTCAGGTTCGCGCCCTTGTTCATCGCGTCGATGACCGGCCAGTTGGCCCGCGTGGATCGCTCGGTGTTGATCGACTCCCGGTTCGACACCCGCACGAACCCGCCCCGGCCACCGAGCACCTGGGCCAGGATCGAATCGCTGGTGCCGCTACCCGGGCCGCTGATCATCCCGTTGCTGTCAACCATGCCGCCGCTGGCGCGACCACCGTGGCCGACGACCTCGCCCAGGCGCTGACGCGCGGCAGCCGCGGCGTGGCCCGACCCCAGGTCACCCCACACGGGGTTGAGGTGCACGTCCACCTTGGTGCGCTCGATCTGGCGTGTGTAGTCCTGGAATCGACGTTCTGCCTCAGCGGTATTGGCCGTCACCACGATGGTTCCGTCAGGCAGCTGCTCGACCGTGTTGCCGAACTCCTGCATCTTGTTGAGGAACTCGACGCGCTTGTCCTCCGGTACCTCGACCACGACCTGCTTGTCAGACGGGACCGCCTTGACCGCCGCGCCCATCGCCCCGAACGCCTCGATGCCGCGCTGGGTGACTTCCCAAGAGCCGTTGAGGGTTTCGTTGAACAGCCGCTGCTTCTCGCTGGTCGTACCCAGCTGGTCCTGTACCTCGTTCAGGTTCTGGGCCATCGTGATGATCGACTCATTCGCGTCGGGCATCTGGTCGATCAGCTTTTGCAGGCTCAGCGCTTGGGACGGGTCACCGGCAGCGTCGTTGAGCTTTTGCTGCACCTGATCCCAGGCGTCACCCTGACGCAGCAGCGCGGCGGTCAGCTCGTCGGTCGTGACCCCGGCGTCGCCGATCTGCTTCTTGATGACATCCCAATTGACCTGCACCCCACCAGCGCCCACGTAGTTGATCTGCTCCAGACCGGGCTGGATACCGCGCTCGATGGCCTGATTCATGATGTCGGCGTAGGCCTGACCGTCACCAGTCGCCGCTTGCACCAGCTTGTTCGGGTCGATCCCGTAGCTGACCGCGCGGTCGGAGGTTCCCTCGTCGGTGAACCGGCGCGCGATCTCCTCCCGGGTCTCCTCGGTGATCGCGCCCGTGCTCTTGTCCAGGGTGTTCTGTAGCGCTTCCTCCTCGCGGCGCTGCTTCTCGGCAGCTTCGGCAGCCTTCTGGTGGGCGCTGGTGATCAGTGCCATTGCCCCGGTCAGGCCCAGCGCGGCAATCCCCCACGGGCCACCCAGCATCGACATGACCCCGCCACCGGCGATCTTCAGACCGGCCATGGCACCCTTTGCGACGCCGACAGATCGGCTAAACCGGGACGCGCCTTCGGCACCCGTCCGGTAGGCGTCCCTGACCTGGGTCATGTAGCCGCGCTGCATCAGCACGGTCTCGCCCTGGCTGTTGACGATCCGGGTCATGGTCCGGTCGGCGGCGTCGGCTTCCATCGTCCACCCGCTGAAGGCCTTGGCCCACTGGCCCGTTGCCTTGGCAGCCAGCGACATCACCGGGCCGGTCAGCTTGGACTTGGCGTACAGCGCAGTCATGATCGCGGCGGCAGTGGTCAGCCCGCCCGGGATCGCGTTGAGCACCGACAGCAGAGCCTTGGCTGGCGGCTCGATCACCTTGAACGCCAATCCCAGTGCGCTCCAACCGGCTACAACCGTGCCCGCCGCGCCCTTGAGCAGGGACCCGACCGCCTCGACCAGCTCAGGCCCGATGTCCTTGACCGCGCCCATGATGTTCTTCCAGCCATCGGCGATCATCTGCAGACCAGGGCCACCACCACCGGACTTGAGCTTGTCCAGGCTCTCCTGCGCGCGTTCCAACAGACCCAGGGCACTCTCGGCACCGCTGATCAGCAGGGGCTTCATCATGTCGTACAGCGACCCGCTGACACCGGCTGCCGCGTTGCTGACCGACTCCAAAGCGCCTGGGACGCCTTGCATGTTGGCCGATGCCATCTTGGAGGCACCACCGACCTCGGTGACGGCCTCCGACATCTGGTTCAGCGTCTCGACACCCTGGTTCCCGGCGATCATCGCGCCGCGAATCGCGTCGGTGCCAAACAACTTGGCCACGTCACGCTGGAAGTCGTCAGGCCGCATCGACTTTCCGGCCTCACCGATCTGCCGGAACAGCTCGTGGACACCGACGAACTCACCGGTCACCACGTCGTGAGAGACGACCCCCAGGCGCTCCATCGCTTGCGCGGCAGCGTTGCTCGGATTGGCCAGGTGGGTCAGCATCGTCTTGAGCGACGTACCGGCGTCAGACCCCAGAATGCCCGCCTTGGCGAACAGGCCCATCACGGCCACGGTGTCTTCCATGCTGATCCCGAACCCGTGGGCCACCGTCGCGGCCTGCTGGAGCGCCGACATGAAGTCGGGGACCTCACCAGCGGCAGCGTTGGCGACGTTGGCCAGCACGTCAGCGACGTGACCGGCCTGCTCGGGCATCAACTGGAAGGAGTTGAGGATCGCGGCCTGCGACTCGGCAGCTTTCGCGGCGTCGATGTCGGCGGCAGCGGCCAGTTCCAAGGTGCCACGCGCGGCAGCCATCGACTGCTCCAGCGTCAGACCACCCTTGGCCAGTTCCAACATGCCCGCAGCGGCAGACGCTGACGTAGCACCGACAATCGAGGTGTCCGCGCCCAGTTGCTGGGCCAGCTTGCTCGCCCTTGCCATCTCGTCAGCGCTGGCACTGGTCACGCCCTGCAACCGGTTGAGGTTGGACTCCATCTCGACGCCAGCGGTCACAACCTTCTTCAAGGTCATGGCGAACCCGCCGAACCCGGCCAGCGCGGCACCGGTACGCAGCGCGCGGCCAAACCCTTGCGTCCAAGACTGTCCCGCGTTCTCGCCCTGGTTGAGCATGTTCGCGCCCAGCGGCATCCGGGTGGCGTTGCCGTTCTGCACGGCCTGCTGGCGGCGCTGTGCTTCCTCCAACATCCGGGTCTCGCGGGTCAGCGCCTTGGTGGACGCCTCATGCGCGCGCTGGGCGGCAGTCATCCGCTCATACGCTTGGACCCGCTGGGATTCCTTGGCCTTGCTGCTATTCCGCAGCTCGTGGTAGCGCTGCTCGGCGACGTTGACCCGCCCCTGGGCGTCGGCTTCCTTCCGCTTGGCCCTCTCGACGGCCTGGGTGCGCTTCTCTACGTCAGCGAGCACCGACCGCAGCCGACCGGCGTTGGTCTCGACGTTGCGCGCCATCGACGCGCCCATCGTCTTGGTGGCCTGACCAAACCGGCGTTCGGCATCACGCCCGATCTTCTCGACGCCCGCAGCGAGTTTCGACGCTTCAGGCATCAGCGGGACCCAAATCTGGGCCAACTCGATGCCGCCACCGGGTGTGGTCACAGGCTCACCTCCTCTTTACTCGGGACACACGACCCTTGGGCTTGCGCCCCTTGGCCTTGCCCTTGGCGTAGTTCTCAGCACGAAGCCGCTCGAATTGGTCGAGCGGCAAGGAATCCCAGCTATCAACGCGCTTGTCGTTGACCGGCTGGGGCGGTGTCGGCGTCTCCTCCGGTACACCCGCGCGGGGCATACGGCGCGCCATGTTGAGCAGACCGGCGCGCTGCTCCAACTGATTTGCCAACAGGTGGGCCTCCGGGGTCCACCCCTCGTTGACGGCGTGATGTACGGCTGTACCGGGTTGCGCGGCAAGGACGATGGAACCCAACTTGGCCAAACCCAGTGTGCCGTTGTCGAATTCCTCGTCCTTGCCCAGCGCGATCAGATCGCGCTCTACCGCGTGCCAATGTGCGCCGATGGCACGGGTGAGCGCTCCTATTCCCCCGCTGTCAGTTGGGCGTCGGCGAACCAGTCATCGAACATCTGGTCATAGTCCTTGGCCCCCAGCTCCACGATGATGGCCTGAATTTCGGTCGGCACCTTGGCGTGCCGCATCCACTCAAACCCCTGGAACATGGCGTCCATCTGGTAGATACGCCAGAAGAACGCCCGATCCGGTTGCGGCACCTGCGTGAACCGTGGGAGCGGGATCATCGTGCCGTCCTCGGCGGTGAACACGAAGAACTCGGTTCCCTTGGGGTACAGCTTCTTCAGCGCGTTGAGCACCTCCAGGTGCGCCTTGGTCTCGGCGTCCTTGGAGGTGTCAACCGCTGCGGCCTCGGTCTGATCGGCCTCCACCTCGGGGTTGGTGGAAGCGGCCTTCTTCTTCGGTGACTGCTTGCGCGGCGCGGCCTTTCGCGCCGTCGTCTTCTTGGCCGGTGTGGTCATTGGTCAGTCACTCCCCTTACAGGACCACGATGCCGTCGTCGTAATACTGGTAACCGTGGTTGCCCTCGTCGTCGGGGAACGGCTTGAGCGTGCACTCGTACGCGGCCAGTTCCTTGTGCACCCACTTGACCGGGCCGACCTGGGTGATACGACCGATGGGGATGACCAGTCGCATCGAGATCAGGTTGTAGAACCCGTCGAACACCCAGCAGCCCGTGTCGAGCAGCTTGGCGTTCAGCTTGGCGGTGATCTGCGCGCCGTGGGTCGCGTCGCCCGGGGTGACGGTCACGTTGCTGTCACCGTGAACGGCCTTCTGCACGTCGGCGTTCATGGTCTGGAGCAGCTTGAACTTCAGCTCCAGGCCGAACTCCTGCTGCAGCACCGCAACCAGGTCGCCACCCCAGTTGAAGGTGTCGGTGTTGTTGCGGTTCTCGGTGCGCTCCAGGCCGTCGTCGGAGACGTGGCCCAGGTTGACGAACGCGGAGTCGGGGGCACCGACCGCGCTGGTCGGCAGCTCGCTGCCGATGGGGGCACGCAGGACGCCACCGGTCACCCGTGGGGACGGGGCCGCCAGCTCCAGGACGTTGTTTTCAGCCATTGGGCTGTCCTTTCTGGTGGTGATCCACACCCAGGTAGGGCGTGAAACGCGAACAGCCACACCGGGATTGGTGTGGCTGTGGTTCTCATCTGCCCCACGGGGGGCGTGAGGTCTACTGGGGGGTGATCAGCTGGCCCTGAACGCGCCAGCAGACCATCGCCCGGTACCGGGGAAGTGGGACCTGGGGGTCCGACATGCGGTGCGGCAGCGACGTTCCGCGGGTGCCGCTGATGAACCAGCCATCGACGGTCAGCCCCCGGGCCGCGACCATGTGAGCAAAGGCAGTGCGGCAGTTCAGCGATGCCAACGTCTCATCGGCGTGATAGCTGTGGATGATCGTGTCGATGTCGAACTCGATGGGGTTGACCTGCACACCACCACCGAACTGGACCCGGACGAACGGATCGGGCAGCGACTGCCCTGCCGGGGTTTTCGGCAGCCGGGTACCCATCGCCACCGCCATCTTGAGCATCAGGTAATTGACCGACAGCTCCTCCAGGTCGGGAGGAAGGATCGGGGGGTAAATCGACTCGCCAGCAACGTCAACCATCACGTGCCCCGCATACTGCTGATCTTCTTCAACAGCGTGCTGTTCTCGGCCTCGTCCTTGCGCGCCTCGTAGCTGTCGGCCACCAGGTACGCGCGCGGGCGCTGGGTCGAGGGGTCACGCTGGGTGACCACCTTGTACCCCTCGGGCAGGCCCGACAGCGCCGACTCCGCGCGCTGCTGGACATACCCACCGAACGCATGACGCACCTGCCGGAACCCCCTGCGGTTCCACTTGATACGGACAGCCATCAGCCGACCCTCCTGATCAGTACCTGACCGCCGAATGCCTTGGTCACGTTGGGCCACGGCGACCGGCGATAGTCCAGGTCCTCGCCCTCACCCTGTACCTGGAACCGGCGACCGTTGATCTCCACCTCATCCTGGGCGTGATACAGCTCAGGCTTCCTGACCAGCATGATCAGGAACGACACGTCCCGTTCCACGTAGTCGATGGAATGGTTTGCCTCGAACGGGGTTCCGTTCGGGTAGATGGCAATCACCTTGCGCGGCACCGGATCGGTAGACACCGTGCCGATGACGTTGCCGTGGGTGTCGGTCAGCCCGTTGGGGTCTGGAATGAACGGGTAGTGCCTGATCGGGTGGACCTCTCGGAACACCGGCATCAGAACACCCCGAACCCGAACTCAGTCACCCGGTAGTTGGCCAGCCGCGACTTCTGGTCCGGGTTCAGACTGTTGCCAAGCTGGTTGGCCAGCGACATACGGAACGGACCGGCATACACGTCCTTTGCCGGTGACGCGGGCATTTCCTTGGCCAGTGACGCCAGCTCCAGCACCACCATCGCCACGTTGGGCGGGCAGTCGGTGTAACCGTGGGTGAACGTCACAGTCGCCTTGGGACGCGGACTATTCGGCCACGACGGGCGCGTGCGGGTGATGACCCCGCACGCCTCCCAGTCGTAGTCCTCCGGGTCCAGCTCCTCCCCATTCACCACCACCGATGTGACGGCGGTCAGGTGCATGGTCTTGAGGACGATCAGACCCCGCTCGCCCAACGGAACACGCTCGGTCACCGTCCGCGACGGGGCGAGGTGCCAACCGCAGTAGTCGCGCACTGCCGCCTCCGCTGCGGCCAAGAAGAACTCAGCGTCCTCCCCGTCCTCCAGCTTGGCCAGGTCGGTGACTTTGACCAGTTCCAGGGCCATCGTTATCCCTTGCGGCCCGGGTGGTTCCGCTGACCGGGCTTGTGCGACGGGCCAGCGGGCCGCGACTGAGGCAGGGCCTTGTTCTCCTGCTGGGCCTTGGCCTTGGCGTTCTCTTCGTCGTCGCGGTCGAGCGCCTTGTTCTCCACCTGATCACCTCCGGGCGGTTCCGGCGTGGCTGCCGGTGGGGTGGCAGGCGCGCTGCCGCTGTCGCTGCCGTCCTTGGCCTCCGGGGCGGGGGTGTTGACCACCGGGGTGGCAACGGGGGCGGCAGGCTTGGCGTTGAACCGTGCCAGTTGGGCGTCCAAGCTGGTCGTGTCCTTGCCCGCGCGGGCGTACAGGTCACGCTTGGCCTTCAGCGCCGCGATGTGGTCGGCGTTGGCGTTTCGCTTCTTCGGCTTGATAGCCATTGGAAGTCCTTTCAGGACAACGCCCCCCGCCCCGGGGAAGACTCGGGGCGGGAGGCGTGTCCGGTTGTCACGGTCAGAACGTCGGTGCCGTCAGGCCGGTGATTTCCACGACCGACTGCGGGTACCGCTCGGCGGTGAAGGCCATGTAGCCGTACACCTGGAGCCGCACCGTCAGGGTGCCGGAACCGACCTCGGGCAACACCCGGGTCTTGATGCCGCTCTCGAACAGCATCAGGTCCGACGACCGCTGGACGTACACCACGTCCTCGCCGTTGGGGCCACCGTCGCCGTCGTCGCCGTAGTTGATGCCGATGTTCGGGTCGGTGACCACCGGCAGGCCCTGCAGCGAGCCGACGACCTGCTCCGACAACACACCGGCCATGGTGGCGACGGCGTTCTGCGGGGCGTTCGCGGCGGGGAGCACCAGCGGGCGACCGTCGTTGCCCAGCTCGGCAGTCAGCCACGCCCAGCGGCGCGGGTGCATGACGATGTGGGTCGGGGGCAGGAACCGGCTGGTGTGGACACGCTGGATCGCGTCTGCCACAGCGGAGTAGAACCCGGCGACATCGACCGACGACACCGGGATGGTGGTGATGTTCGGGGTGTTGTGGACACCCAGAACCTGACCGTTGGTGCCCGAACCCGCGAGGGTGGCCACGTCCACCTTGGTGCCGTAGTCGGCGATCAGGTCACGGAAGATGACCTCATCGAACGACACGGGCGACTGGTCGAGCAGCTGGATCGCCACGTCGGCCTGGCCGGCGATGGTGCGAACCTTGGCCTCGATGCTGGCATCGTCGGCGTCCTGCTCGTTGACGGCGGCGTTGTCGGCGGTCTGGAACGCCACCGCAGTCCCCGCAGTCACCTTGGGGATGTTGATGGAGTTCGTGCCGCTCGGCAGCGCCTGGGACGGAACGAGGTTCGCGTAGGCGCGACCCGACCGGGCCAGCTCGATGAACTGGGACACCAGCCACACGGGGGGCACGAAGTACCCGCCGTTGCCGTCCACGGTGTCCATGTCGCGGTACTCGGAGTCGGTGGACACGTCCTTGGCGTGGCGCGAAAGACGCTCGGCGGCTTCGCCGCTGCCGTCCATGTTGCGCTGGCTGAGGATCAGGTCGCGGAAGTAGCTGTGCCCGTTGCCCTTCTCGTAGGCACGGGCTTCCTTGACCGACTCGACGCGCTGCTGGGCCTTGCGAACCGCAGCGGCACCCTCCGACAGCTTGCCCGACCGCTCGATCTCCTGGGCCAGCTCCTGGATGCGCTCGTCGAGACCAGCGCACTCGGTCTGCTTGGTGCCGATGGCGGCGGTCTTGGCACGGTACTCCGTGTCCTCCTCCACCGTCAGGTCCTCGCGCGCTTCCTCCTTGGCCACGTCGGCGATGGCCTGGCGCTCGGCGACCAGCTTGTCCAGTTCCTCTTGCGCCTTGGCACGCAACGCGATCAGACGCTTGAGACGTTCCTCCATGATGGAGTCCCTTCTGTGATTTGCCCTGGTTGGGCGGTTGTTGATGGAAGGTGGTCACGCGCCCAGTGCCAGGGCCGTCCATGACCGATCACCCGCCCAGTGCCAGGGCTGGCGGTGACGTTTTCTCCGCACACGACAAAGGCCCCAGGTGATCTGGGGCCTTGTGTGGGGAAGTTGTTGGGGTAGTGGCTATTCGGCGGTGTCGTCGCCGGTCAGCTTGCGCAGCAACGCAGCGTGACCGGCAGCCGTGGCGCGCAGCGCCTCGATGGTGTCGGACTCCGACTTCTCGCGCTCCTCGACCTCAGCGGTCTTGAGGGTGGTGCCGTCGTCGGGGCCGAATCCCATGCGGCGGTAGGCCTCTTGGACGCTCATCCCCTTCTTGACCGGGGCGGCGTCGTCGGCGGGCACGTCCTTCTCCTCCGACCGGGCCTCGTCGTCGGGCTGGTCGTCGGCGCTGGGCTTGCCGATCATCGCCCCCAGGTTGGCCTGGGCGCGCGCTACAGCATCGGAATCGCAACGGGCCTCGACCAGTTGCGACTGGTCGGCGTCGGCCAGAATCCTGATCGCCGCGTCCAGACCCTTGACCTCGGCGTGGGTGGTCGGGTTCGCACCGTAGTTGACCACCGACACGTCGCCCTTGTGCAGGTTGACCTCGGTGATGGTGCGCAGCGCGTACAGGTCGTCGGGGAAGTCCTCTGTGGCCTCCCACTTTTGGCCACGGACCCGGAACGCGAACGACATCTCGTCCATGTCACCGCGCCGCATCTTGGCCTCCAGACGCTGCACGTCGGGGTCCGACCGGTCGAGCATCGCGCGGACCTTCAGTCCGTGGTCATCGACCGACAGCGTGAGGGTCCCGGACTTGGTGCGCGCCAGGGGCATTCCCTCGTGGTTGATCAGCAGCATCAGGTCGGGCTTTTCGCGCAGCGTCTTGGTGAACGCGCGCTTGTCAATCTGCTCGATCCACCCACCGGCAGCCGGTCCCCCGTACATCTCGTACGGCTCGAACGTGCTTGCGTAGCCGGTCAGCTCGATCTCGTCGGCGCTGTCGTCAGCAGCGCGCAGCTCCAGCCGGTTGATCGGGATGGCGCGATGCTCTGGGGCGTCGGTGATCACCGTGGGGCGATTGCGCTTGGTCTTCATCAGTCCTCCTGCTCGTCCTCGTCCTCGTCGTCCGAGGGCGTTTCGGGGTCTTCGGGTTCCGGTTCGTCCGGTTCGCTGCTGGGGGTGTCGTCGGAATCAGTTGGTGCATCCTTCAAGTCCGCTGGGTCAGTACCCAGCGGAACGAAATTCATTGGCTGCAAACGGATGTCGCCCTCAGGACCGACACCTTCCATGTCTTCCTTCTCGCGAATCTCGTTGACGCTGTACACACCTGCATCTCGACCGATGCGGTATGCCTCCCACCGGCTCTTGGCGTCACCGCGCAGCAGCGCGTCAACGTTGAACTTGGCGAACTGGCCCTTGGGCAGGCACGCGGTCATCACGTCCTCGATGCACTTCAACCACGGCCCCAGCGTGAACTTGACGAAGCCGATGGACTGCTGCTCGATACCAGTGCCCCAGCTGGTCGTCTTCGTGGTGTCGCCGATCATGTGGGGCGGGACCCGGAACCACATGGCGATCTCCGACCGCTGGAACTGGCGGGTCTCCAGGAACTGGGCCTCGTTGGGGGCGATGGCGATTGGTCGCCACTTGAACCCACCCGACAACACAGCCGGTCGGCGGCGACCACCGTGGGTGGCAATCCACCTGGCCATCACACCCTTCACGGCGTTGTCGTCCAGGGTCTGGTCAGTCTCCAGCACCGACGACGGGTTGGCGCTGTCGCGGAAGTAGTTGAAGCCGTAGCGCTCTGCCGCGATACCCAGACCCAGCGACCGCGACGCCTTCTGGACCGGCGACATCGACAGTGCCGCACCAGCAATCGGGTACCGCTTGACGTGCACCAGGTCGTCGTAGTTGACCCGGGTCCCATCGACACGCCAAACCGGTTCAGGCCAGCGCACGCCCGCCTTGTCCTTGGGCATCTCCACCGACAGCACCGAGGGGTGGACCGGCATCAGCGCGGTCGGCAGCCCCTCCTCATGCTTGACGCTGGGCGTCCCGTCGCGCTGGGTGACGTAGAAGAAGGCGTTGCCGGTGATGCAGGCCGACTCCATCAACATCCACAGCCACTCAAACCACGTGGTCTCCGGGTAGGGGCTGTCCTCGTCCAACAGCTGCGACTCGACCGGCTTGCGGCCCCCGTTGGTGCCCTTGACGTATGCCCGCAGCGGCAGCTCGGCGATGATGTCGGCCAGCAGGGTCACGCAGGCATAGAACGCCGCCAGTTGCATGGCGTTGCTCGGCCCTTCCAACCCGTTGAGGCGGGCGTCCTCGTCGGGGGTCGGAATCCTGGTGTTGGCGAACGACAACCCGCGCTGCTCGACCGGCCCCGCCGCGCCGCCAAACAGGTTGCCCAACAAGCTCACAGCACGTCACCCATCGGTGCGGGCTGCTTGGCCTTGCGCGCCGGGGGGTCGATGGCCAGACCGACCACCACCAGCAGCAGACCACCGACGACCAGCCCCAGCCAGGGGGCCAGCACCCAGCATCCGGCCATGATCGCCACCACCCCGGCCAGTTGGATGGCCGCACTGGCGATTCCGCGATGGTTCACAGGTCCTCCAGGTCGTCCAGTTGCTTTTCCCATTGGGCGATTTCCTCCTCGTCGGGCCATTCGTGGACCTCGGGCACCTTGTCCGGGACCATCGGGCCTTGCGATTCGGCCCAGGCGGCAGCAGCGCACGCCACCAGGGGCGCGGCGTCTACCGGGGAGTTCTTACGGTCGAGCACCCACGTGTCACCACCCAAGGTCCGCGACACCGTGCCCTTGGCGGCAGTGTCCAGAACCCCTTGCGGGCGATGCCAAATCGCGTGCTTGCGGATCCCGTCAAACAGGACGCCACCAGCACCGCGCGTCAGCTCCGACCCACCCAACTCCATGACCGGCACCCCGGCCTTGGTCAGCGGCTCGATCAGATCGCTTGCGGGGCAACCCCGCGCCTGGACCGCCACGGCGACGAACTTGCCCTGACGCTCCTGGAACCACTTGACCACCCAGTCCAGACCACGCGCTGCCGCAACGACTTCGACGTGCAGCAGACCGTCAGCGCGCCGCGATGCGATGGCGATGTACGCCTTGGTCCTCTGGTGGTTCACATCGACGGCGGCATACACGGGTGCCCCCTCCGCGCGGCGGGACTCGGGGTCGGTCGTGGCAATCCAGTCCTCCATCGGCATGATGCCGGGGAGCAGGGTGTCCACCCACTGGCACAGGTACTCGGTCACGAAACCGGCCATGTTGTCGGCCATCGCTTCAGCCTTGGCAGCCAAGGCGTCTGCGTCGTTACCGGGCAGGTACCCCAGCGCCGGGTTGGCCATCGGCCAGTACCTGCGGTCCAGCGGGTCAACCTCTTGCGGGGCCGACCATTCGAACAACCCGGTCTTGGTGTCGGCGGTGTCGCGGGCCTGAATCTTGGCCAGCGCGCCGTCGCGCAGTGACCGCAGCACCACCGACCGGATGTCGCCAGCGTTGGACGCGCACACGATCTGGCTGTACTTGCGGGCCTGGGTCGTCGGCGTGATGGCGTTCCAGGCCAGCCAGTCGGTGTGCTCACGTAGCTCGTCAAGCTCCACCAGATCGACCGACATCGACCGGCCACCCTTACGGTTGGCGGCGACCGCGCGCCACGCGCGCCGCCCCGTCAACAGCATGGCGTGCTTGCCGTTGGTCTGCCGGTGACGCAGGAACTCCCGCTTCAGCGGCGGGCATTCCTTGACCTCGTTGACCACCTCACCCAACGTGGACTCGGCGTACTCCAGGCCCTGGGCGGCAATGACAACCGTCTTGGCAGCGGGGCAGTCCGGGGTGATGCGGCCACGGTTGTCGAGGTACAACCGCCACAGCCCCAGACCCCGCAGCCACTGGGTCTTTCCGTTCTGGCGCGCGATCAGGATGACCAGCGTTTTGAACCGAAAGCCCTCGCCCCCTGGGCCTTTCTCCAGCGCGTGGATGTACAGCCACTTCTGGTAGGGCAGCAACTCCCACTTCATGACCTCGGTCAAGAAGTCGATACAGTCGAAGCCCCAAGAGGTTTCGGGGTGTAGCCCACATCCACACGGGCACCCAACATCCGGGTTGATCAGGATGTTGCAGTTGACCGCCAGAGGTGGGGTGTACTGACGTGGTTTGGTGTGGCCCTTAAGCTCGTCGGCGACTACGCCACTTGGCAAGCTCATCGTCACCGTCATCCTCGGGGTCATCCTCGGTATCGGGCGGTTCCGGGTCCTCGTTCCCAGCACCGCCGATACCGTGGCCATCGACTACACCGAACAGACGGGCCTGCCTTGCCATGATGCGGTCACAGATCACCGCTGCCTTGTAGTCACCCTTCATGGCCTTGGGGTAGTTGGCCTTGAACAGTGACTCCGACCGCTCCAGGAACATGGCTAAAGCCTGGTCGCCCAACAGGTCTCGCCTCGCCGCGGCTTTGGCCAGCTCCCGCTTCACGATCTTGTCGGCCATGCCGACGCTGATGTCGCACGCCTCAGCGATCTGCCGGTACGTGGCACCAGCGATGTGGAGCCGCAACACCTTTGCATCGCGCCGCGCGCGCTCCACACGGTTCATCGCGCGGCAGACCCCAGGTGCCGCAGGTGAATCAGGCTGATCTCGTGGTCAAGCAGCAGACCACGGCGGGCCTCGGTGGTGGTCTCCGCTTCCGGCTCCCGCACCCCGCGCAGCCTCATGCAGTCGTGGCTGGCGGTGATCAGACACATTGCCCCCTCGGGCTTTAGCCGCTCCATGATCGCGTCCACGACCTGGGCACCGATGCGCTCCTGTACCTGCAGGCGTCGGCTGAACCCGTTCACCAGTCGCGCCATCTTGGACAACCCGACGATGGACTGACCGTTGGCAGGCCGGTACGCCACGGTGGCACGACCGGTGAACGGGAGCATGTGGTGGGCACACGTTGACTGCAGCTCGATCCGGTCCACGATGACCAGGCCCGGGTTGCCGGGGGCCGAGAACGTCGTCTCCAGGTGATCGGCGGGGTCCTCGCGGTACCCGGCCAGCATCTCCCTCCACGCCTTGGCGACCCGCTGCGGGGTCCGTGCGGTGTGGTCCCCCTCGTCTACCCCCAGCGCGTCCAACAGTTGCTGCACAGCGTCGGCAGCGCGCGCCTCGGGGGTCACCACGGGCACCGGGGGCAGCTCGTCCCCACCCCAGGTCTTGACGTGGCCGTTGGTCGCGGTCATGTGCCCTTCCGATCCCCCCACGCCAGGACGTGGAGTCGATGAGATGCGTTGATGCCGTAGTGGGCAGCCGTCTCGGCGACCTCGGGCCACCGGGCCTGCAGCTGCTCGGTGGTGGTGCCCTCGGGCATCACCCACACCTCGTCAAGCGGCCATGCGTTGGCGTCGGCCAGGTCGAACGCCGCCGACACATCGGCCCCGTCGCGCACCACGACCTTCAGCGCGCGCCCGACGCCGACCGGCCACTTACCGCGCCGCCACCCGATGGCCAGCGCGGGGTTCTGGGATCGCTTGTGCGACCCGGCGTGCGGCAGCTTGGGCGACACCGAGTAGTGCTCGACGTAGCGCCGGGTCACGTCGTTGGGGTTGATCGTCCCGTTGGTTTCGACGTGGATGCGGCAATTCTGTTGGTGCAGACCGTGCAGCAGCTCCTGCCACGCCGGTTTCGCCTGGTGGATCAGCGGTTCCCCGCCAGAGATGACCACCGTCAGCCACGGAATCACCCGTGCCAGAACGTCGGCCACCGTCGTCAGCGGGTTCTCTTCCCGCAGGTTGAACCGGCTGCCGTCCCAGGTGTACGGGGTGTCGCACCAGTCGCACGACAGATTGCAGCCACCCAACCGGACGAACTGGACCGCGCGCCCCTGGTGCGGCCCCTCTCCCTGGATCGTCGGGCCGAACACCTCGCTGACCGGCAACACCATTGCGTCGTCGGTCATCAGAAGCCCGCCATCCCTTCCAGCTCCTGGGCTGACCACACCTTGGCCGGGTTGTGCCACGTGGCAGCGTTGTGCGGCCCCTCGGTCACCTCCACCGACAGCAGGACGACACCAGACAGCAGGTCCTGGCTGGCCTGGGCGATCACAGAGGCGATGGCCTCGGTCGTCGGCGGGTTATCGGTCACGAAGTGCTTGCTGCCCATCAGCTTCAGCACACCCAGCATCTCCAGGTCGTCCTTGCCGACGATGAACCCGTGGTCCAGGCGCTGATCGATCCAGCCCCGGAAGGCGCGCTTCAGCTCACCAAACTCCACCACCGTGGCGTCCAGCGATGGCACCCCCACCGTCCACGACACACCGAACGTGTGACCGTGGACATTGGTGCATTTCTCCCCTGCACCAGGCAATCCGGGGATGCGATGACCGGCAGAGAAGTGGTGCCGCACCGTGGCGGTCAGGTTTCCGTACATCAGCTGGTCTCCTTGATCGTGTATCGCGTTGTGCCGTCGTCGTGGCCGATGCTGTCGGGCACCCCCACCACGTCGAGGTCCAGACCGATCAGCCGGTAGTCGCCGCCGTAGCGGTCCCACGACCCGTGACGGAATCCCTTCAGGGCCTGGAACAGTCGCCACGCCACGTCCTCGTTGGTCGCGTCCTCGAACGGGGCGGCGGTCAGCTCACGCACCCGGTCACGCAGGGCGTCGTTGGTGGCCTCAAAGCTGGGAAACCCGTGGCCACCCCAGTGTTTCGCGGTCTGCACCCCCGAAACGGGGACCGAATACTCCAAAAACACCGCCGCAGTGTGGAAATGCAGCTTCAGACCCATCGCCTTGTTGTGGTTGCCGAACACGCAGGTCAGCGGGCCAATCGTGATTGTCATGCGGTGCTCAGACATCCTGACCGTTCTCCTTGGCGATACCGACTGCCGCAGCGGGCGTCCACGTGGTGGAGCTGTCGGCGATGTACAGCTGCAGACCAGCGGCGTGCCAACCGTGGTTGGTCGATGCCGTGTTGGCCAGGTACTGATGCAGCCCCTCGCTGTGCGACCGGTGGGGATCGGTCGTCAGGGTCGGCTGACCGTCCTGAATCCTGATGATCTTGTCTGCAGCGTGGGAATCGGGTGCCGGATACCCCTTGCCGGGGGGCAGAACGACCGTGCCGGTCCTCTGCGACACCCAATCGCTGGCCCGGTACTGGGCGACCGCGCACGCCCCTGCCACAGCCAGCCGGTCGTACCCCTCCTTGGTCAACATGCGCGGGGTCAGCCCGTACGACCGGAGCAGGCCCAGGTTGTCCCGCACCCCCTGCCGGTCGCGGAGCTGGATGACCTTCCACTTCCCGTTGTCGAACAACCGGACGCTGCCGTAGCGCACCCCGGCCACCCACGAGCTGGAATCGACCGAGTACCAGGGCCACCGCTTGATCTGCGCCCACACGGTCATACCGAAGCCGTGGAACACTGCACGGTCCTGGGCCACCTCGAAACACCGTGCGATCCACGGTGTCAGGTCCTTCTGGCTGTTGCCGAGCAGCTTTCCGAGGGCGATGTAGGTGTACCCGTCCTTGATGTAGTCCTCGAGGACGCTGAACGGCTCGCCCGTGTGGAACACCGGCATCGGGTCCAGCCCATACGATTCCAGGATGTCCTGGTTGGCCCGGGTGGCGTCGGGCGCGCCGATCACGTCGAGGTTGGCGTAGATCGTGCACAGGTCCTTGTGCTGGCACAGCCATTCGGCGTATTCGTGCACGTCGATGTGGACGCCCAGCGTGCGCGCGCTGTGAGCACCGGAGTCAGCGAAAAACCGGATCGGGTCTGCGGCAAGCCCGTTGAGGAACTTGCGCAGGTCCAAACTCCGCGCATACACGTACGACCACAGCAAATTCATTGGCAGCACGCGCCTGCCGGTCTCCGGATAGACGGGCACTGGTGAATCGAAGCTGGTCACAGCACCGACACCACGATGACCGCCGCGACCAGGATCACCGCTGCAGCAAACGATCCCGCCACCACAGCGCCCGACCGGAACCCGTGACCGTGACGGCGCGCCTGGGCCATCAGTTCCGCGCGGGTGTAGGTCACTGGAGCACCCCCTGAGCCTTGAGGTGGGCCTCCAGCTTGTCCACGTCGTCCTCGCCGCTGTACCGGTCGAGCAGCTCCCGCCAGGCGTCCATCATCATCGGCGGGATGCGCAGGTCGATCTTGGGGAAGAACTTGTGATTGTCCTGGTCAGAGTGGTCGCCAGGGTCGGAACCACCCCCGTCATAGGGGTTTTCGTTGTCCCACAACCCGTCGTTCTCCAGGTCCTGGAGCGCCGACAGATCATCGGCGTCATACCCGGTGCCCTCCAGGTCATCGAGCGAACCCAGCAGCTCGATCATGGCGTCGTTGTCGTATTCGCCCAGGTCAGCGGTCCTGTTGTCGGCGGCGACGATCTTCTTGGCCTGGTGCTCGTCCACGTCGATGACCCAGGCGTTGACCTCCGACCAGCCCAATTCCCTTGCGGCCATCAGGGTGTGGTTACCGGCCAACACCTCGTTCGGGCGACCCGTGTGGGTGCCCTTGTTGACCACCACCGGCTTGTACATCCCGTTGACCGCCAGAGACTCCGCGATCCGGGCGATATTGCCGCGCCGGGGGTTACCCAGGAACGTGTGCAGGTCGGCGACCTTCAGCTTCCCCGGTTCACCCATCAGGGTGCCCACGGCATCAGTTGGTGCATCAGTCGATTCGGACATCAGCGGATCTCCTTGTGATCGGTGGAAAAGTGAACGGAAGTCGTTGGTGCATCACGGGTCCGACCGACCGACCCGAAAGTGTTGCTGAGCAGCGGATTCGCCGACCGCGCGTCAGGCCGGCCAAACCCCTTGCGGCACCGTCCCTGCCGCAACCCCCTGACCAGGTGTTTTGTTCACCTTCCCTCGGGGGGGTACGACCCC